GGGATTATTTAAATAATACTGCATTGGATCTAACAGAATATCCTTTTCTTAAACATAAAAGAATTAAGAGCAAATCAGATTTTTCTGATTCTGATTTACTTATTTCTTTTCCAAGGGAATATTATAATTGGCTAGAAAAAATTGGAGGAGAAAAAAATGCTTTTCTGAAAAATCTTATTGAAGGTAAAAAATTAGCATAATGGCAACAATTAATGAAATAATGTCAGATCTTGATGTTATTAATCAGCAAATATCAGCAGTTATTGTAGAATTCAATGAGTGGCTTGATATATGCAGGGAAATGGGAATGACTGATGATGAGATATTAGCAAAAATAAATGAACACTGGGATTTTTCTTCTTTTTCATCATTGGAAGAAGCTATTGAATGGTTTGAAGATTTAGGAATTTAAGATTTAAGAATTTATGGCATTCTTTTCTTTAGGCGGAGATGATCCGGATATTGAACCGGGACCATTATCACACTGGTTAGAGGATTTTTCATATAATGACGATATTATGGACATAGGTTCGGGAAACGCATATCCTTCAAATGCGTTAAGTAATTTTGCTCCTCATCCGTTTGAGATTGACGGCGTAAAATGTAATTCTATGGAAGGATTCTTACAATCTCTGAAATTTGAATCTAAAGAGATGCAAGAATATGTGTGCACTCTTGTAGGATATTCCGCTAAGAAAAAGGGATCCAAAAAGAATTGGAAACAATCCCAGACCCTTTATTGGAGAGGGGTTCCTATTAAAAGAGATTCTCAGGAATATCAGGATCTTCTTGATCGTGCGTACTCAGAACTATATAAGAATACAAAGTTTAAAGCAGCTTTGGAAGCTTCCGGTAAATCAGTTCTTACGCATTCAATTGGTAAATCCAAAATATCAGAAACTGTGTTGACAACTAAGGAATTTTGTTCAAGACTCACTAAGTTAAGGGACACTGGAACTTTAACGCCGCCTAAACAAAAAAAATTAATTTGATATTGTTATTTTTAGTACTTTTATAAAAACAAAACAATGGGAGTAATTAGTAATCATATTAGAGGAAATTTCTCAGCTACAGCCGGAGATTTTCAATTTGCATTGCTTAAAGATAGATGTGAATTAATATTAAGAAATGACCCTGCTATCTGTAGCCAACGAGATGACTTAATTTCATTGAAAGAAGGAAAATATCGTATCGAAGGCGGGGTTCTTTATATAAAAGCCACCAGGATCTATTTTGGCTATCTTCCCGATTATTGTGAAAAAGAAAATGTTTGGAGTCCAAGAGCAATTTATTGGCCAGATGAAAAATTTCTTTTATCACTAGAAAATCCCCCCGAAGTAAAAGAGGTTATCATTAAAAGATGGTGGAGGAACAACAAAAAAATTCAAGCGATTGAATTATCTGAAGATGACCCCAGATGGTATAAAGCTAAAGTAGAACATCCCTTTGAAATGGCTATAGAAAATTTCAGGCTAAATGAATCAAATTTTGCAAAATGAAATATGATTATAAAGTTATCGAATTAGTTAGCTTCGATCAAACATTGGATTCCGGGGATTTTGCTAAACTTCAGAAATGGTTTGATGAAGGATGGGAGTATGTGAATAGTATTATTCAACCTTTATCAACAGGAACTAATTATTCAACTAAAAGATCTGCTGTTGCAGTAATTTTAAGAAAAGAATCAATTAAAAACCCTTTAGATTAATGGCTCAAATGCACGACATATTTATGAAAACGGCTTTTCACTTTGCAAGTAAAAGCCATTGCGTATCCCATCATGTTGGAGCGGTCATTGTTAAAGATGGAAGAATCGTATCAACAGGAATAAATGGAACTCCAGAAGATATGCCTAATTGTGATGAGATTTTTGATAAAGATAATTTTGACAGAGAACAGCATCATCATTGGTCAAAGGATAATGAGATACATGCTGAAATGAATGCCATTGCTTTCGCCGCAAAACATGACATCGGAATAGGTGGAGCAGATATGTATGTCACTATTTCTCCTTGCAATGATTGTCTTAAGAATATGATCCCTGCCGGAATTAAGAATGTTTATTATCTTTATCTTTATGATAAGATCGCCCTTAATCCTGCTCTTTTGAAAAAAATAAATGTTCAGGAAGTTCCCGGATCAGAAGAGATTAAAAAATTTGTAGAATATAATGATCTTTTATATAAACCTAAAAATCGTTAAGATGGGATTTTTTGTTAAAGATGAATACAGAACTAATCCTCTTTCTCACAGACCAGGGGGATTTGACGTTGAAATATTTTTTACAACGGGGCCTTCAAGAATTTATTCAAAGGTAAAATCTCCTTATAAATTCTGGAAAGAATCAAGGGAAAATGATCCAAATATAAAGGGATATAAAGTTCGCGGAGTTTCAAAATAATTATCATGGAAGATACAGGAAGACCTTTAAAACCCGTACATTTTCACCTTTTTAAACCTCATAGCAGTATCTTTAAGAGTTCGAAGAAAGATAAGGCACAGGTTCAATTAGTAATGTGTTCTAGATCTGATGAATGCGATCTTTTTAAAAGAGGCCAATGTTCTTTTACTTCCTCTTTTGGATGGCATGCTTGTCCTTATGGAACCTATAGAAAATATGAAGGATTTACACCTAAAGCAAGAGCTTATTCAGAATGGATAAGAAAGGAAGAAGAAAAATACAAGGGAACACCATATCTAAATAGTCATTCAGATGTTTTAGCTTTCATTGGGGATTATGTATTTCTTCCTTATGCTCACATGGATATGGCTGATGTGGGATGGATACAAAAAAACACCGGCTTCTTTGGTAAAGGATGTGCTTTCTTAAAGAAAGAATTATTTACCCCTCAGACAGTTCTTCAACTGATTGATTTTAGACCTCAAGCAATGATGGGAGGGGAAATAAAGGATTATCAGGAAAAATCAATCCCAAAATTTGTTAAGCATCTTCAGGAAAAATGCCCTGATTTATTAAAGGAAGTTGAAAAGCTAGAGATTAAAAGAGCTCTTGATCTGGGACGAAAAAATGGCGAAGAACAGGAAAATAAATTTTTTAGATCAAGGGTAAGAAAAATTCTTGAAGAATATTCATATATTGGCAGAAAAGCTATTCTTGAAACATTAAATCCTAATGTTGGCCAATTTACAGATATTCATAAAGGAAATTGGATCTGGGATGGATCATATCTTATATCCTTAAATTCAAAGGCCTCATTTATGCTTGTAGATAAATTTGAAGAAATAAGGATAAAACCAAAACCTGGATCTGTGGTAGTAATTACAGATAATGCACAAGTTAACGAAAAAACCGAATTTTTATCATGAATTATCAGGATTATCAAAAAAATAAGGAAAGAAAATTTCCGATCGGGGCCAAGGTCACTCCAGGGGATCCGATAAAAATAGAAAAGAAGCATACTCCAAAAAGAAAAATATTGGATATTTTATCTGAACCGCAATATCCTAATCTAGGTGCTATTGTAGCTGTTATTTGTATGCTTGTCTTTTGGAATACTCAAATAATTCCAGCTATCTTATCATGGATAACATTTACTTTATTTTTAATCTCTTACGCAAAAGGAAAATCCAAAGGGTGGCTACCTTGGATCTGGGCTTTCAATGCATCAATTTGGACATTACATCAAATTATAGGATAATATGAATTACGAACTTGCAGTAAATAACATTCGTGGGGAATTAAAAAAATATCTCCAGAAAACAAATCTTAAATCTCTTGTTATTGGAATATCTGGAGGTATAGATAGCTGTCTCTGCGCAGCCTTAGCTCGCCCTGTTTGCGATGAATTGGGAATAGCTTTAATAGGCAGAAGCCTTCCTATTAAAACAAATGAAGAAGATGAACTCTTTAGGGCAAGGGAAACCGGAGAAGCTTTTTGCACTAATTTTAAAGAGGATAGAATTCTTGAGCTTTATTATGATAGAATGTCTTCAGAATTAAACCCCCAGATAGATAACCAGGAAATGCAAAAATGGAAGATCCGTAATGGCAATATGAAAGCGAGATTACGTATGACTTACTTATATAATCTTGCTTCTATGAATAATGGAATGGTTCTTTCGACTGATAATTATACTGAATATCTTCTGGGTTTTTGGACATTGCATGGCGATGTTGGTGATTTTGGAATGATACAAAGTCTTTGGAAAACAGAAGTGTATAACATGGCTGAATGGATTGCAGATAATTATCCTAATCCATCTTCAAGCCCAAAAGCTATTAATGCTATTCGGACAACAATCCAAGCTATGGCAACAGATGGTCTGGGGGTAACTAATTTAGGAGATTTAGGCCAGATTCTTTCTGACTGGCGTGGAACATCAAGAGAAGGATATAAAGAGGTTGATAGGGTCCTTCAGGTTTGGACTTCTATGCATACTCTCGAATCTACTCAGAAAACAATCCTTACCTTAGCTTATGAAAAACATCCGGTAATTCAAAGGCATTTAAATTCGGATTTTAAAAGAGAAAACCCTCAAAACATAAATAGGAACTTAATATGGACGGCTTCTTAAATGATTTTAGGTCTCAAAAAATTGAGCCTTATAAAGGACCCGTATCCGCAGGCGATATGTTTAAATTAACTAGAGAATCTATTGAAGCATCTTTATCGGACGTATTTGAAAAAATAAGTAAAGCTGCTTCAGAAGGAAATGGAACTGCTGAAATTGAATGCGGATTAGATCAAACCCAGGTTTGGTATTTGGAAAAAATGGGATACACTATTGAAAATATTGGAAATAAGGAATGGGATGATTTAGAGGAAGGAGAAGAAATCTTAAATACCACTTGGGAAATTACCTGGTTTGATCAATATTGGAACCCTGAGGGAGAATATGAAGAAGAAGAATAATTTTTAAAATTTTAGATATATGAAAAAAGCTTTAATAGTTGTAGATGTTCAGAATGACTTTTGCCCGGGAGGGTCATTAGCTGTTCCTGAAGGAGATAAGGTAATTCCTGTTATCAATAAGCTTTTTCCGAACTTTGATTTAGTTATTTTTACAAAAGATTGGCACAATCCAGAAATGGAAGCATTTGCCTCTCAGCATACTGGCAAGAAACCTTTTGAGAAGTATACGAATTCGGATGGGCAAGAAGATACATTATGGCCTGATCATTGTGTTGCAAATACCCCCGGAGCTGATCTCCATAAAGATATTGATTTTGGAGCTATTCCCAAAGATTTTTATATTTTTAAGAAAGGAACTAAAAAAGATTATCATCCTTATAGCGGATTTGGGGATACAGAATTACAAGATTTTTTGGAAAATCGAGGAATTAACCAAGTTTTTATAACGGGTTTAGCTCTTGATTATTGTGTTAAGGATACAGCTTTGGATGCAGTTGAAGCTGGATTTGATACTTATGTTATTGAAGATGCTTGTGCTTCAATAGATCCAGATATTAATCCCACCCTGCGGGAATTTAACAAAGCAGGGATTTCTTTTATCGAAAGCTTTGAAATAGAACAAATATGAAACAACAATCCAAATCAATTTATGATTTCAAGAAAGGAGATATAATCACCCGCCTTGAACCAATGGTAGACGAAGATGGATATAAGGACTTCTCTTTAGTCGGTGCCAAGTTAACTTTTGTGGGAATTGCTAATGCGTGTGCTTATTTAGTAAGAAAGGCAAACCCCTTAATGAAAATCTTTTTGGGGCAAGATACAGATCAACTTAAAATTCCTTTGGCTCTTTGCGAAAGCGGATGGGCTGTTTATGTCGAACCTGATTTTTTAGATAATCCTATTGAGTTAACTGATGAAAAAGCTTTAGAAGATGAAATAAAAAAAGCTGTTGAAGAGGAAGATTATTTCAAAGCTGAAGCATTAAGAAAAAAATTGGAGGAAATTCGAGGAGAATCCAATAAAAATTAAAAAATAATCCCCTAAAGATTTTTTTATTTAGGGGATTTTTTGTATTTTTGCCCTATGGAACACTTTTCAAAAGACCTAGAAGGCCATATTGACCGTTTAGTTAAGATCATGGAAAAAATCCCAATAAAAGGGGTTTCTATTCTTACTGGCAGCAATGGTTCAGGAAAATCTCTTATCCGAACTCAATTTATCTTTTATTTGGCTAGAAGAAAAAAGAAGGATGTAAAAGATATGAAAGGTCAGCTTGGATCTGTTTCTATGCAACTCCGGACTTCCTCTAATGCAGAATGGGGAGCTTTATCTGGAGCAATGAGGGATACCGAATGGATCCCCACTTCCCTAAATACTTTTGATCTTATAAAAGGTCTTCTTGATAAAAATTATCCTTTTGTTATTATTGATGAACCTGAAATTGGAATGGGGGAAGAACTCATTATGAGCCTTTGCGATTATCTAAATGAAGAATTAGCAAAGCATCCAAATAGGGGATTTTTAATAATTACTCATAATAGGTATCTTGTTCAAAATCTTAATTATAAAAAATTTTTTAATTGCGATGGAATTAAAACTAAGGAGGATTGGCTAAATCGCCCTATGGAAAAAGCCGATCTTAAAGTTTTAGAAGAAAATGTTCTCTTTGATTTTATAAGGGATAGAAATAAAAAAGACAAATGAAAAATTTACATTACTTAAGAATTCAATTTCTTCTTTGGTTAAAGGGGAAAAAAGTTCGGGATTGGATGACCTGGGGGACTTATGGAAAAAATGGGAATCAGCCTCTAAAATGGGTAATTCTCAAAAATATGAGTGACGAACATATTCAAGCCATCCTTGATACTCAATTCCATATCGGGGGATTTTATAGGAGGCATTTTAATAAAGAACTCCAATTAAGAAAAAAATATCCTAAATTTTCAATTAAAGAAACGAAATGAACATACAAACAATTTCAATCGTAGTTCCAACAAGGGGATGCGTTAATAAATGTCCCATTTGTGTTTCTCGGATGCATGAAAATAATTATGAAAATTCATTCGACGAATTCAGGATTACCCAGAGAATAAAATGGGCCGTTATGAATGGAATAAACACCTGTATCATAACAGGAACAGGGGAGGCTTTTCAGAATTTCCATTTCCTTGGCCGTCTTGCAGATATTTTCCGTAAAATGAATCACCCGTTTCCGAATATTGAATTTCAAACAACCGGTGTCATGCTTGATGAATGCGATGAAGCTATTAATGGAAAAACGGGTAACATCGAAAACAAATATCATAATTTAGCACTTCTTAAAGAACTGGGGGTTAGTACAATTTCTCTTTCTGTTTCAAATGTTTTTGATTCAGCTAGAAATGCAGATCTTATTGTAATGCCTGAGAAAATGAGATTCCTCCTTTCTGAAAGATGCAGACTTATTAAAAATTCAGGTTTTAATCTACGGCTTTCTCTCAATATGTACGAAGAATATGATAATTATCATCCTTCACAAATTATAGAAGCCTGTAAATCCCTTGGAGCCGACCAAGTTACTTTCCGAAAATTATATCACGGAAATGACGATTCAGAGCAGACAAAATACGTTCAAAAACATTCATGTACAGAAGAAACACTCTATAATATCAAGTGTTATATTCAGGGGAGATTGTTTGAAAAGGAAGGTGGATTTAAGCCTGGGAGGGGAAAACTCCTTTATAAACTTCCTTTTGGAGCCTTTGTTTATTCAATCGAAGGAATGAGCACCGTTATTGATGATGATTGTATGTCAAAAGAAAATAATGAATCATTAAAATATGTTATCCTTAGAGAAAATGGAAAACTCTATGCTCAGTGGGATGACGAAGGATCTTTAATATTTTAAGATATGGAACAAAAATATTTCATGTGGTATGACAGCGCTCATAGAGACTGGCCAATAGTAGGTCCATTTTTTTATGAGGATCGAAAAATAATAGAGCCCAGATGCTATCATTCTTTAGACGAATTGCTTAAAACAGGTATAAGCGATTCTCTTAAAAAGAGATTGTCTTCTGCAAAAACGGGAACCCGAATAAAAATGCACTATCTTCATTCTTGCGGAGATATGATGGTCAAAAGGATCTCCGACGAACAGCTAAAAGCTCTTAAAGAAGCCTTATCCCTTGATCCGGAAATTATGGAGACTGATAAAAAATTGTCAGATCTTCGAACAAAACAGAAGAAAATTCTTCATAAATTATATGACAAAAAATAGATGGAAGCAATTATTAAAAGCCTATTAGATAATGATTTATATAAGTTTTCAATGATGAATGCTGTCTTGAAACTTTTCCCGACTGCTAAAGTTCGCTATACTTTTATTCTTCGATCCAAAGTGGATTTTCCCGAAGGATTTGCAAAGGAATTAAGAGAGCAAATTCAAGAGATGTCTAGTCTTCAAGTAACTTCAGAGGAAAAGAAATTCTTTGCTGAGAAGTGCAAGTATATTGATCCTTCCTACTTTGATTTTCTTGAGGGATATAAATATGATCCTTCAGAGGTGGGGATTATCCAGCAAGGAGAAGAACTACAAATTAATATCGAAGGTTATTGGTATCGAACAATACTTTGGGAAGTTCCAATTTTGGCTCTTATTTCTGAGCTCTATTTCAAAATGTATTCCGATAGAGCAGAAAAATATAAACAAGCTCCAAATGATATTAATGTGATAGAAGAAATATTCAAAATTAAATCGGAGGGGGAACGTCACGAAAATAATCAGAAAAAAGCTGCTATTTTTAATTATGCAAATATCAAAGTAGCGGATTTTGGAACTAGAAGGAGATTTTCTTATGATGTACAAAAAGAAATGGTAGAGGACCTAAGCAACCGAATGGCAAAAGGCTTATTCGTGGGTACTTCAAACGTTCATTTGGCACATCTTTATAATTTAACTCCTATAGGAACTGAAGCTCATGAATGGTTTATGTTCCATGCTGCAAAATATGGATTTCAGATGGCAAATGAACTCGGTCTTAAACATTGGGCAGATGTTTATAATGGAAGTCTCGGAACTGCGCTTGCAGATACTTTCTCAACAGAAGCATTTCTTAAGGCCTTCAATATGAAATACGCTAAGTTGTATGATGGTGTTCGCCAGGATAGCGGGGATCCATTTGAATTTGCGGATAAATTCATTGCACATTATAAAAAATTAGGGATCGATCCTTTATCCAAAACCATCGTATTTTCTGATTCCTTGGATTCGGATACTGCTAAGGATATTCAAAATTACTGCATCGGAAAAATTAAATGCTCCTTTGGAATTGGAACAAATTTATCCAATGACGTCGGGATAACCCCCCTCAATATGGTTATTAAAATGAGTGCAGCAAAACCAACTCCAGAAGACGAATGGATTCCTACTATTAAACTTTCAGATGCTGACGGAAAGCATACTGGAGATCCAAAAATGATTGAAGTTTGTAAATACCTTTTAAATTTAAAGTAATTTAGTAAAAGTTTTTTATCTGGGAAATTATTCGTATATTTGTACAAACATCAAAGTAATGACAAAGAAAGATAAGGAAATTGAAAAAAGGCTGGAAGAAAGGAGAAAATCCCTTGAAAATCAGCCACCCGTCCCGGAACCTGTTATAGGACAAAAGATTTATGTTCCTACCTCATTGTATGTTTACAGAGGTGCGGATGATTTTGCCGGGGGTATAGCTACTATCAATAAAATTGAAAAATCCAAAACTCTTCCTCCGGATCATTATAACTATATGTCTGTTGGGATAGTTGAAAGACCTGGAACCTTATATAACTGGAGGCCTTTACTTGAAAGACAGGAAGAGCTTAAGAAAATGTTTGGAGATGAGATTGCTCATCCAGATCCTGATGACAGACCGGAATTCAATGATGAAAATGCCGATTGGCACTAAATATAAAAATTATGGAAACTCCGAGATTTCGATTGACAAGAGATGTTTCGGTGAATGAATGCGAATGGTTACACCGGAACTTTAAAGAAGGTGAAATTGTTTTTGAATACCCTCTTTATATTTCTAGTTACATGAACAACAAAGGAATTATCTGTTCCGAAAAAGATTCGGAAAGCCCCTTTTTTGAATTGCCAAAAGATGCTCTTAAAAAATTAAATGAGGATGTATAAAGAGGATGCACCTAAACAAGTTATCATAATTCGCAAAGACCTCAATATGAGGAAAGGAAAAATGATTGCCCAGGGAGCTCATGCTTCAATGAAAGCTATTTTTGATCTCATGTGGAATCAAAATCATTGGTGGACAGAAAACACCATTAAATGTCTTTGTGTAAAACCAGATTCCCCTCTTGATCTCTGGGTAAATGGTATTTTCAAAAAAATTGTCGTTGGCGCAGAAAATCTAAATGAAATGGTGGAGGCTTACAATGAAGCAAAAAAACAAGGAATTATTTGTTCATTGATTGAAGATGCTGGTTTAACAGAATTTGGAGGAAAAGTTACTATAACTGCTGTAGCAATCGGCCCGGATCTTCCAGAAAAAATAGATCCAATAACTAGTAAATTTAATTTGTTATAATACGCAAGAAAATGATAAAAAAATCTCTTGTAATATTTTTTCTGGGAATCTCATTATCCTCTTTTTCCCAGGCTTTAACAGATACTATCAATATTTGTGAAGTAACTGTTACAGGATCTTATTCTGCAGCAAAACAAACTCCTTTCACTTTTCAAAATCTTACGCCAAAAGAAATTTCTGTAAGATCTATGGGAACCGAACCAGCAGTTCTTTTATCATATACTCCTTCAATAAATTTCTATTCAGATAATGGAACGGGGCTGGGATATATGTACTATCGTTTAAGAGGGATCGACCAAACTCGTATTAATTCAACTCTTAATGGAATCCCCCTAAACGAGCCTGAGGACCAGGGTATCTATTATAACAACTACGGTGGCTTTCTGAATGCAATTTCAAACATTCAGCTTATCCGAGGTGCCGGCCTTTCTAAACCAGGGGTTTCCTCCTATGGCGGGAGCATTAATTTTTCATCCCTGGAATTTGCTAATAAATTTTCCGGCAATGTAAACCTCCTTCACGGATCCTTTAATACTTGGCAGATGAGTGCAGGAATTAATACCCCGCATTTCTTTATAATGGGATCCAAATCTTCCACCGATGGTTATCGAGACAACTCATTCAATGATTCCTGGTCCTCTTTTTATGGTGCAAATTTTTCGGATAAAAAACATACTTTTAAACTTTATGGATTTGTCGGTCACCAAAAAAATGGAATGGCTTGGTTTGGAGAATCATTAGATAGTATCTATAAAAATCCAAGATACAATTCTAATACAAAGGATGAAATAGACAATTTTCTTTATATCCATAATCAAGCTTCGTGGCAATATGGCCATTTCAAAACTACCATTTATCATACTTTCCTAGATGGTTGGTATACAACAGATATGGGTCATTTTGATCCTTCCCATCCTATGGGAGATCTTATATGGAAGTTAGCATTAAGATCTAATTGGTTCGGAACGAATGTCAATTATAATTTACCCGCAAAGAATATTTTTTATTTGAATTTGGGGACTAATGCTTATACTTATTCAAGAGGGCATACAGGAACTTATAATAAAATAAGTGAAGAAGAACCTTGGTATTATAACTATTTTAATGAGGGAACCCGGAATGAATTAGCTCCTTATGCAAAGGGAGAATTAAAATTAAAAACATTTTCTTTTTACGGAGATATTCAATACAGGCATACAACTTTTTCTTATAAAGGAGGATTGCCGATGGAAACCCAAAAATGGGATTTCTTAAATTGGAGTACTGGATTATCTGTTAAAGTAAAGGACAATTCCTATATCTACTATGGATTAGGAAAAACTTTCAGGGAACCTACTCGAAATGACTTATTTGCTGGCATGGATGATTTGGATACAGCTTTATTTAATCCTATGCTTCCAGAAGAAGCTTTGAATAATGAGCTAGGATGGAAATATAAGAAAAATAATATTTCTTTCAATGCCAATATTTATTATATGGCATTTAGGAATGAAATAGTTCTTAATGGAAAGGTTGGTCCTAATTCCCTTGTATTGCATCAGAATGCTGCTAAATCTTTTCGAAGTGGATTAGAGATTGAAGCCAATTGGAAAGCTACAAAACACTGGGAATTTGTTGCTTCTAACTCATTCTCTTTCAACCGTATACAGCAAGATGAAGAAAGATTTCAACCTGTGCTAACACCTTCATTAATAATGAGTTATGATGCCGTGTATAATATGGGTAGCTTCGCGTATACGGGACTCAATGCTAAGTTCAATGGTAAATCTTACATTGACTTTTCGAATGAGCACACATTACCTTCTTATGCCCTGCTGAGTATTTATGGGGGCCTTAAATGGAAAGGTTTTGAACTAAAAGGAGCTGTAAATAATCTTCTAAATGACCTGATTTTAACAAATGCAGTTATATCAGGGGATTCGCCAGCTTATTTTGTAATGGCGGGTATAAATGGATCATTATCATTAACTTATAAATTTTAATATGAGTATAACAATTGGACTTTTTGGAACTTGCGGGAAATCTAAATGGCGTGAACCATTTATGAAGGAGTATGATAAACAAGGGATTCTTTATTTTAATCCCCTGAAAGACGACTGGAAGCCTGAAGATGCAACAATTGAAGCAGAGCATCTTGCTAATGATGAAATACTTTTGTTTCCCGTTACCGACGAAACTTTTGCTTTTGGGAGTTTAGCAGAAACCGGGTTTTCAATTCTTCAGGCTATTAAACTGAATCAGAGAAGAGAAATAATTGTCATGATCGATCCCGATGTTAATATTGAAGAAATGGCTAAAGCCAGCATGGAATATCAGACTCAAATAACAGAAAGTATTCGAGCCCGAGCTCTTGTTATGGCTCATCTTAAAAAATTAGATTATCCAAATGTCTGGATTGTAAAGAATCTGGACAATATGCTAAAACTTAGTCTTCATCTTCATGCTTTAGCAGTTCTAAAAGAAGGGGCAAAACAATATACTCTATGAGGAGAAATCAGGATCCATTAGTATTTTTAGGGATAGGTAAAAAAATAGAAGAAGGCCTTGTTATTACTGACGAGGATCTTTCTTCTTTTAATCCTAATCCGGATTTTATTCTTGAGGGATTTATCCCTGAAGATATTTATGTAATGAAACATCTTTTTGCTAATAGTATTATAGGGGTTTGTTCTGGCAGAAAATCCTGGAAAACCCTTAAAAATTATATGAAAAAAGAAAGATTTGGAGATTATGAAAATCGATGGATTTGGAAAAGCAGTATGCCTTATTATGCAAATGATCGTAAAGTTCATCCTCAAGGTGGAGTTCTTAAGCATCAATACCGAAGTGAAAAATCTGGAAAAGAAAACCCTGATTTTTGGGTAGATTCAAATCATGATATTTCTTTTTCTTCTTGTAACGGACTAATAATGGAATTATGATCAAAGGATTTGTAACAGGTAGTTTTAGGCCATTTCATAAAGGACACGAGGCGTTAATCGATTATGCCAAGGCTCATTGTGATGAACTTACTATACTCATTACAACTCTTCCAGATGAAATCATTCCTTATAAATATCGATTAAAGTGGGTTCTTTCAACTTATCTTGATGACCCTCAGGTTCAAATACTTGCGGATGTTATAGAGGAACCTAATATCAAGGGGGACGAACTTTCGGAATGGTGGGGGATATATGTGAAAACAAAATATGGTCAATTCGATAGGGTTTTTACTTCAGAAGATTATGGAGATGTTTTTGCTAAATCAATGGGTGCAGAGCATTGGAGATTCGATCAATCCAGAACAATTGTTCCTGTTAGTGCAACATTAATCAGAAAACGACCATTAAAATATTGGGATTATATTAACAACTTTGCTAAAGATTATTTTGTGAAAAAGATAGCAATTGTCGGAACAGAGTCCACAGGAAAAACTACATTATGCCAGAAGTTAGCCGAATATTATAATACATCATGGGCCCCTGAAGCGGGAAGGGATTTAATACCTAACTCCCGGGAATGTACCTTAGAAGATCTTAAATTGGTTGGTACGGAGCATGCAAAAAATATCCTTAGAGCTATAAGGCATTCGAATAAAGTAGTTTTTATCGATACAGATTTACAGGTAACTAAAGACTATGCGGAATATCTTTTTGGACAAGTTCCCAAATTTGAACCGTGGGTAGAAAAAGCAAACAAAGTAGATCTTTACATTTATCTTGAAAAAGATGCTCCATATATTGATGATGGAACTCGTCTTCCTGAAGAACAAAGAAATGAATTGGATGACATCCATTATAAAAATATCTTTGTTGTCAATAATAATTTAAGGGGATACGGATTTAATCCAGAATTTGAAGGGGGGGAAACAGAGGAAGAAAAAGCAACAATTATCAACCAAACGTACAATGACAGATTTAGATTTGTAGTTCAAGATATTGATAAATTTTTATCACAATTTTAAAACTTTTCGTCGCTAAGTCCATATTAATATACAATTTCGAAAAATACATAAAATACAATAAAACGTTCTTTTATTAATGATTTATTAAAGTGTAGTAAGTTGTTGCGATACTTCGATCTATTGGCGCAAGCCGACCTTCGAGAGGGTATCTCGGTACAAATTGGTAACTATATGATCAGGTAAACGGCACGTGGCATGAGGAACACTATGTCTATGTTAAGTCAGGCGAAATGCAGGGCTTTTTTTCGGTAGTGTTTCAAAAAGGTCAGGAACCTAAGGAGGCTGGAAGGACGAACACATAAATCCTTTACTTAGGACAGTTATTAAAAGGGTCTGAGTTGAATAAAATCCTTTGGAGAGAAAACTCCTAAACTCGCGCAACCCAGGATTCTCACTTAATGTTTTTAGAGCCGTAGTAAGAGCAGTGATACTTCGTAAGAAAAGCAATCAAAATGCAATTTGACTATGTTCTGTTATTTAATCCGCAAGGGTTAAACAACTCCAGCTCTCTTAAGCTAAATTCAGATCCTCGCAAGAGGCCGTAATTCCCGAAGGTGCGGTGCCTTTGGCGTCTTTTATCACGTACAAGGTCGTTTGAATTTGGTGAGAGCAATAAGAGAAAACTTATAAAAACACACTTCTTATCGTTCTCGGCAAATATATAAGGTGAGGGACGCTTAGCGACCTTCACCTTTTTTTGTCAAATAATAAAATGGAATGTTTATAAGAAAAGGAACTAGAAGAATTAACATGAATTATGTAAGGGAATACCATCCTTCAGAAAGAACCCTCTCAACAGGACAAAAAACTTATTCTATTAATATCATTTATATTGACGGAACTAAAGACTCTTATGAGTTTTATAATAACCCTACCGAAAGGGATAATTTATTAAAGAAATTTGATGATTCTTTTTTAAAAGAAATTTAAATGAATGATTTTTTAAAACAGGGATTTTCCTTAAGAAAGCCTCTTCAATCAACAAAAAGCTTCCTTAGTAATACCAGGACCGTTTGTGTTAAAACAAAAGATGGCAAAATTACAGAACATCATAATATTACTGAACCCTGGAGATATATTGCTAAAGTAAAGAAGCAATTTAATGTTGAAGATGCATGGATTAAGGATTAAATTTTAACTCCGGATATTTTTTTATTTGAGAATTTTTTTGTATATTTGGTCCATAATTATCAGACAATGGACATTATCATCGAAAGACTCAAAAAAGTAAAGGAATTGGCCGAAAGAGGGGAAGCTGGAGAAGCATTAGCAGCTCGTGAAAAACTTCACATCCTTCTTAATAAGCATGGTCTTACTATTGATGACCTAGAGGATGTTCAGATTCATCAGTATAAATTTAAATATGTCACTGCTGCAGAAATGGATATTATTATTCAGTGTATTGCAAAAGTGCTTGATAACCCCAGCATTTCATATTCATATTATAAGGATAAGAGAAAAGAATTCTTTGTCAAAATGACAGAGTGGCAATATATTGAAGCAAAGCATCTTATCGACTTTCATGTTAAACAATTCAGGAAGGAACTCAAAGCCCAGATGAAAGCTTTGGTATCTGCTTATGCTTCAAAACATGATTTATTTGCATCATCCAAAAGCAGCGAAGGTGGTTCTACATTAAGTCCCGAAGAAATGCAACGTTTGATGTCCATTTATTATTCTTTGGATGATAAATTCTTTCAGAAACAATTAGCCGAAGCAAAATGAATTTCGTAAGAGGAGTTGACCCTAAAAGGGCTATGAAAATAGGAATTATTACCTGGGATAATCTCGGGCCAAATAATTTTTTAATACAAAAGAAATATCCAGTTCCAGTTTATGGAAGAGAGGAAAAAGATTTTATTTCCAAAGTTCTATATTTTTGCTGCGATGGTAGAAAAGTGGAATCCCATATCTTTGATACCTATATTCTAATAAAAGATATTAAAAGATTAAAACTAGGAATTATTCTTATAGAATTTCAATTGGCAGGAAGAGATAAAACCCCTTCTGGGGGTACTTATTTTTTAAAAGGTCCTTTAGAAAGATTTAAAAAATATTTTGCTTTAGTTCAGGAAAGATGAATTTTGAAAGGGGAAAAGATCCAAAAGAAGCAATGAGTATTGGCCGAGAAGTTATACTCAAAGAAATCGGCGGTATCATTGTAAGAAAGGGGGAATCCCATAAACTTCCTACTGATATAATTCATGAAAAAAATGTAATTATTCAAATCTCAGATGACGGGGAATACCAGATTTTAAAAAACAGATATGGAGACTGTCACCATGGAAATGAAAAGGATCTTATAAAAGAGCTTCTTAAAATACGAGAACAATTTAAAAAGTGGTCCGATCCTTTTTTAGGATTTCCTACTATGCAAAAAGTATCTGCAAGAACTATCGGACAAGATTTAGTTTCAGTCCAACCAATGTCAGCTCCAAAATCAGGAACTTTTTATGCTGATTTAAAGTACAAAAAACCCTCTATTTTTAAAAGAATTTTTCATACAAAACCCCACAAAAAACCAAACATATAATTGGATAAATACAACAAATTTTTTAACTAAAAATAGTTATTGAAAGGTAGAAGTAAAACATTAAATGGAAGAAAAAGATTCCTCTAAAGAGAGGCAGTTTCAATCAGAGCAAATTGAATCTGCCGATGAACCCCCTCTCGTCTGCTCAACCCAATCACAGGTATTCAAAAATAAATTTTATCCAAACATAACCCCAGAAGAATGGGGGGACTGGAAATGGCAAATCAGAAACAGTATCACTTCCTATGAAGAGCTTTCTAGGATTTTTGGTTCTTCTGATTATGAAGTTTCCGAGGATATAAATTTACCACTTCGAATTACTCCTTATTACGCAAGTACAATTAGGGATCCAAAAGGTCCTATAGGACGTTGTGTTGTACCATCTAAAGAAGAACTTATTGTTACTGAAAATGAAGAATCAGATTCCCTTCATGAAGAACAATATAGCCCTTTACCTAATCTTGTTCATAGATACCCCGACCGAGTTTTATTTTTAACTACGGATTTTTGTTCATCCTATTGTAGATATTGTACTCGTTCTCACATGGTTTCTCATTCAGAAATTAATAAGAAAATGTGGGACAAAGCTATCGAATATATTCGTCAACATACAGAAGTTCGAGATGTACTTTTGTCTGGCGGTGATTTATTAACTATGGATAATGATTCTATTGAATATCTCCTTAAATCCGTAAGAGAAATAGAACATGTAGAATTTCTAAGAATCGGAACTAAAATTCCAGTAGTTCTCCCTCAAAGAATAACTCCAGAGTTATGTTCAATGCTTAAGAAATATCATCCATTGTTTATTAGCATTCATTTTAGCCATCCTGATGAATTAACCCCAGAAGTAAAACAAGCTTGCGAAAGACTCGCTGATGTAGGTATTCCGCTTGGTTCTCAAACAGTTCTTCTTAAAGGAGTAAACGATGATGTTCCTACAATGAAGGCACTTATGCATGGGTTACTTAAAATAAGGGTTAGGCCATATTACATATACGCATGCGACCTCGTACCCGGGACAAGTCATTTTCGAACAAAAGTAAGCAAAGGAATTGAAATGATTCAGGGGCTCCGAGGATGGACAACGGGATATGCGGTTCCTCAATTTGTTGTGGATGCTCCTGGTGGTGGGGGAAAAATCCCACTCCTCCCAGAATATTATATGGGGCAAGAAGGAAATAAAGTTCGTTTAAGAAATTATGAAGGCAAAGAATTTATTTATATCGAAAATTAGCGGATAAATAAAGAAAACCTTTATATGCAAGCTAAAAAAGTCTTCGAAGCTCAACATTTTGAGAGAGGAAGAAGTCCCAAAGCTTCCATGGATATTGGAGGGATAGATCTTTTTAAAGAAGCTTCTCAAAGATTGGAGGATCTTACTGAAAAGAAAAAAGACCTTGATATTGAATATAATGGGGATTGGGAAAAGTTTCTTCATGAAACTCTTGTTGGCAAAAAGATAACTGCTATAATGACTTCCATGCCATCTTTCAAAATTAAACCTGAAGGGGGATTGGGGGAAAAAGTAGGCAAAAGGGAGACTAAAGAATTTACAATTACTGTTCAAGATGTTCGATCTGAGAATTTAGAAAATTTTAGAGATGCTCGTGCTAACATTATAGTGGCTGATATGGATAATAAAATATATCAGCTTTATATAAATAATAAAATATATTTTGAATAATGTACGAATATAAAGCTATTGTCAGAAAAATCTATGATGCTGACACCGTTACTTTGGATATTGACCTAGGATTTTATACATGGATTCATAGTCAATCTTGTAGACTTTTAGGAATAAATGCTCCCGAAGTTACTGGGATAGAAAAACCTCAGGGAATTATATCCAGGGATGCCCTAAGAAGCTGGATTCCTTTAGGAAGTGAAGTTACTATTAAAACTTATAAGGATGATTCCGATAAATATGGCCGCTGGCTTGTAGAAATCTTTTATGAAGGAGTTAATATAAATCAAAGACTTCTGAACGAAGGTTTTGCACAGGAATACATGGTATGAAAGCAAGATTCATATATGAATCATTAAATTTCGAAAGAGGGATCGACCCCAAAGATTCTATGGGGGTTGGCATTCGTTATAAAAGAAATTTTAAAACAGTTAGAGAATGTGCTCATTTTTTTCTGAATCATATCGATAAACTTTCTAATGGAAGATTTAATAATACCGATGAATTAAAGAGAGCTTTTGAAGACGAAGGATATAGGAATCAGATTATTCAGGGGTCGAGAGAAGAAGACGAAAGCCCAAATAGCACGCTACATTCTGCGGCTATTAATAGGAGTCCTCTTCGTATGTGTAAAGATTATTTAGAGGGATTTAAGAAATCAGACAATAAAGGAAATACACTTTTCCGAAAATATTCCCCAGTTTATATCGAGGAATGGGGAAGTACTTTTGATGAAAATATTGCAAAATTAGCTTGTTTAAAAGAATTCCATCAAGAGATCCAAAAAATATTAGGATTGAGAACGGACGAATCTTAACGATTTTTTAACGGAAAATATTTTTTTATAAGAAAACTTTTAGTATATTTGCACCATAAAAAGATACCGTGGTAAGATAAGAGTTACTTCGTCCGATCCTATAAATCAGAAACTGAAACAACCTCTTAACAATTTTCCCGGAATTTTTTACAATAAGTTAAAACTTTTTTGATATTTGCAGTAATATATAGAGAAACTTAATCAATACTACTTTCAATGAAAAGGCGTGGAAATATGGATAATTTCGTGAATTGGTTTGGCTTTAATAGAGCAGCCGATAAAGACGGAGGAAGTTGCCCGCTTGAAAGAGTAGAGTAAGACTAGAAATAGTTAGGACTTTATATAAAGCGGGAACTTCAAAAGAAATTCCCGCTTTTTTTGTTCTTTAAAATATTTGGTGAGGTAGCTCAGTTGGTAGAGCAATGGACTGAAAATCCATGTGTCGGCAGTTCGATCCTGCCTCTTACCACACCAATTTGGGGGAGTAGCTCAGATGGAGCAATCGCGTAGAGCGCTGGACTGAAAATCCAGAGGTCATCGGTTCGATCCCGATCTCCCCCACAACACCGATCTGAAAAGATCATGTTCTTTGACATGCTGGCAATTCCTCCCGTAGCTCTAATTGGCGAGCCTTCGGGCGAGAGCTTCCGCCTTTTAAGCGGAAGGTTCTGGGTTCGAGTCCCAGCGGGAGGACGACTTAGTTCGCACTAGACTCTGGAAGGAAGTGTATTTGCGGGTGTAGCACAATGGCTAGTGTTCCAGCCTTCCAAGCTGGAAATGTGAGTTCGATTCTCATCATCCGCTCTAAGAGTAGTAATGGATCAGGGTTACTTCGCACTGAATGGTTCAGTAATTGTCTGTTAAACAATGTCCGCGGTTCAAATCCGCCTCGTTCCCTACCGATTTTCTCTCTTAAATGGTCTCAGGGGCTGCTTGGCGTGGCCGCCGGGTTGTCACCCCGGAACAGAGAAATCTGACAGGAGGGTTCGAATCCCTTTGGGACCGCAAATAGGGGTATGGTGTAATTGGTAACATAACGGTCTCCAAAACCGCTGACTCCGGGTTCGAGTCCTGGTGCCCCTGCAATGCTTGACATACCCCCAAATTTGGCGGTTTTAATACCCATGAAATGGCATGGAGTCAAGTATATGGGCTGTTAGCTCAGATGGCTAGAGCGCCTGCCTTGCAAGCAGGAGGCCAAGGGTTCGACTCCCTTACGGTCCACCAGTGGTTTTGTTGATTTCCTCCGTTAACCAAAAAATCATCTTTTATTCCTCCGTAGCTCAATTGTGCAGAGTACCTGACTCTTAATCAGGGGGTTACGGGTTCGAGTCCCGTGGGGGGAACTAATCCAAGAGCGGACACCGGCGGATATGCCAGGACCGTTTCTCTCAGCTGGCACTGGGAAGCCGTTATGCCAGTAACGGGGATAGATTAAATTTGGTGTGTTAGTGAAGTGGTTATCATTCCTGACTGTCACTCAGGAGCTCACGGGTTCGATTCCCGTACACACCGCAATCTGTAGTAAGAAAAGAGCTACTTCGGTTAATGCAGGTTCGATTCCTGTCGAGAGCTCCAAAAGTCGCTTTTGATTAAACTCTTTTCATCCTTTCTCAGATTATGTTCCGGTTGCCTTAGATGGTCGAAAGGTCCTGGCCGTTAACCAGACGCAGAAATGCCACCGTGGGTTCGAATCCTACCCGGAACGCAAAATACTAAATTAACCGAGCCTCTTATAATCGGGCTTACTGTACTAAACGTGATTATGAGGTGTGGTGTAAGACCAGAATAAAATGAGTACACGTTTATTCTGGCAGATAGGAAATTTAGTATTTTAATGGGGAGTTAGCTCAGTAGGTAGAGCGACGGACTGTTAATCCGCAGGTCGTGGGTTCGATCCCCTCACTCCCCGCACTTCCTGGGTAAGTTTCCTTTTCGAGTCTAAAGGACATATATGACCCTGCTACCTCTGCAGATTCCTAAGGTTTGTCCACTTACCCATTTGCCCTTTTAGCTCAGATGGCCGAGAGCGCTTCCGTGACATGGAAGAGGTCGTAGATTCGAATTCTACAGAGGGCACAAATTGTAGTGAAACAGCGAGTTACTTCGACTTCCATTCGACTAGACCAGGTTCAATTCCTGGACCCCCTGCCAAATTTCCTTAGGGGGTAAGTGTAACGGTTGCACAGAAAAAACACTCAAGTTAATTTTCTCAATTTAATTTATCAGTTTGTGGCGAAATCCCGGTCTCTGTAAAAAGCCGAACTTCAAATGGGGGCGCATGTACCAAGGCTTGGCGACGTCGACTTGCAATCCACGTGAGGAGGATTCGATTTCCTTCGCTTCCACAAATTACACTGGAAGGTGTGATCTAACACCATAATAAAGTTCGAACATAAAAATGGTGTTTGCGATATAGCTCAGAGGCAAAAGAGCGCTCTCGCCGAAAGGGAGAGGTCGATGGTTCGAGTCCATCTATCGCAACAAATCGCGGAAGAGTGAAACGGAGCGGTAACAATGGGTGGAAGATATAGATGCTTCTGTCCGGGTTTACCGAATCATAATAGGCTCATAACCTATTGATATTGGGTTCGACTCCCATTTCCGCTACTAATACCGTCGTGCCAGAGTGGACAATCGGAGAGGGCTCATATCCCTTGGCATTTATGTCTCGCAGGTTCGAATCCTGCCGACGGTACATATAATAATATTGCGGGGTGGAGCAGAGGCAGCTCGAAAGGCTCATAACCTTTAGGTCGGGGGTTCGAATCCCTCTCCCGCTACAAATGGCGAGAAAGTTTAGAAAAAAATGCTCTTTAAATTTTCTCATTTAGGTGTAGTAACATGAAGAGATACATCGGATAAAACGTCAAGCTCATAACTTGAAGATCGTAGGTTCAACTCCTGCTCTCGCCACCAAGACCTCGTAACTCAGTTGGTAGAGTACAACACTTTTAATGTTGGAGTCGTGAGTTCGAGTCTCACCGGGGTCACAAATGCGGAAGTAGCTCAGTTGGTAGAGCGCGACCTTGCCAAGGTCGAGGCCGCGGGTTCGAGCCCCGTCTTCCGCTCAATTGAGAGTGGATCATAAAAGGTAGAATTGGTTGCTGGGGCAATTAATTTTTCCGGTTTATGACGGTCGACTTCGGATGCCCCAGCTGAAGAAGAAGATTCCAGGTGAAAATAAAACCTGGCCTCGTGATTGGGAGATTAGCTCAGTTGGTTCAGTAGCGCTTGCCTTACAAGCAAGAGGTCGAGGGTTCGACTCCCCCATCTCCCACAAATCCATGGCCTCATAGTTCAATGGATAGTAACAAAGGTCTTCTAAACCTTAGATCTGGGTTCGATTCCCGGTGGGGCTACAAATTATAATCAAGTTTATAATGAAGGAAAATCATTCAAACGGTTAAGTTTTAACTCCGGAAATTTTTTTATTTGGGAAATTATTTGTACATTTACTCTGTAATTAAAAAGAGAGAAATGGAAATTCTGAATAAAATTAAATCTATTTCTGAAGAAATCAAATCTTTAGAAGAAAAATTCAAAAGGGATAAAGAAAATCTGGAATATCATTATCAATCCTTAAAATCCCAAATTCTTGAAAAAGAATTAGGTCTTTCTATTGGAGATGAAGTTACTCTTTGCATTGAAGAATATAGGGATGACCGAATATCTTGTTTTGCTGTTAAACAAGAAGCCCAATGCTTTATAACGGGGGTGGAAATTCAAAAAGACGAAAAGGGGGAAACATTTCTAGTTCCTATTTTGAAGAAAAAAGATAAAAAGAAATCCATTTATCATAATTGGTATTTAACCTGGTCTCTTAAAAAAGATGGGGTTACCATCTTATCTCATAAAGCGGAGGAATTTATTATTCCAGAAAAATATACGGAAAAACAATTGCAGGATTTAAGGAATAGATTGTTACAGGCTCAAAAAATCTGATCATGGAAACAATAAAATTCCAGTTATCCAGAAATACCAAGGAAATTCATAAAATTTTCTCAGATCCCTCTACTCCTTCTTATGCTTCAGCTATTCTTTTAAAAGATTATTATAAACATTTAGATGATCCTGAAGAATATCAAACAGATTGGAGATATTATTTTATAGTTCGACGCCTTTGGTTAAGAAAAAACAGGATAGAGGTTAATGGGGATAAATTTTGGGTTTGTCATTATTGTGGAAAACATATTCACAAAATGCCTGAAAGAAATAAGAAAACTCAGAATTTACATCCTTGCGTTACTGTTGATCATAAAATTCCCAGATCCGAAGGAATTGATATATTGGACACTTCCAATTATTTAGTAAGTTGTTATGATTGTAATTGCAAGAAAAAATCAATCCCTTACGATCTTTTTATGAAAGGAATGACTTGGGTAGAATTTTCTGGAAAAAAGGAAAAAAAGAAAAAAGAACGCCCATCAGATCCGAATTGGTTTCAATTAAAAAGCCGTAAAGTAGCATAAAACAAAATATCATGGCAAAAAAAGTTGCAAAAGTAGAACACAAAGTAGAAGGCATTTACGCAAAAGTTATCTGCCCTGTTACAGGTAAAGAGGTTATGATTGAAATCGGCAAGCATAATTTTTCTCATTCCGATTCTCCTTGCGATCTTTGCGGGTCTCATGGACATATTGGATTCGATTATACCTGCCCCGAATGTGGTCAGCATCATGAATATGAAATAACATCTTGGTAAGTGGCCAGATTGGCCACTTTAATTGGCCAGATAGTTCAATGGATAGAATTGGGGTTTCCTAAACCTTAGATATGGGTTCGATTCCCGTTCCGGCTACAAAACAAAATACAATGAAAATAAAATTTCTATACAGAAAAACAGCTTGGTGGAGATTTATTCATTATAATTATTTTCACCGGAAGCTATTTAAGGAATTTTATGTACAAAGGAAAAGGCCTTTTACAGAGAAACAAATTAAAAAATATCAAAGGTATATAAAACTTGATAATTTAATTACTCTAAGAAAGGTAGATTGGTTAAGAATATTAATTTGGAGATTGGAAAGATGAAAATAAAACATTCACTTAAAAAAATAGTTTCAAATACAGAAGCTATATTGTCGTATGTATGTGCAGGAAAAGTCTATTATACAATAGACGTGGAGGATTCGACATATCAGCTGGAAATAAATTCAATGGATGAAGAGTGGAATGTAACTTATCTTTGGCCAAAATTCAAAGCAATTACTTTGATGAGATGGATTAGAAAGGGAATGGAAGACGGAACCTTTATACAAATAAAATGAAACTTAAAAACCTCATATTAGGAATAATGGATCAGGGTCCTTTCAAAAGGGCTTTTAGAAATTTCTTCATTACTGGTAATGCATGGGGTTTATTTCATAAGAATTCGCATTTCAGGCAGGATAGCGGGGATCCAAAGGTGATGTATAACACTAAAGAAACTGCTCTAAAATCTGCTGAAGCAATGGAGAAAAAACGAAAGGTTCATTTCAGTGTTTATAAGTGCATTTATTGTGATGGTTATCATATTGGACGTAATAGAGAAAACAAATGAAATTAGCAGTAGTTGGTTCAAGGGGTTTCGATGATTATGATTTATTGAAACTAAAACTGGATACTATTCATAGCAGGAGACCAATATCTGTTATTATATCTGGGGGAGCTTACGGAGCGGATTCTTTAGCCGAAAGATGGGCGAGAGAAAATAGGATTGAGCTTCTTGTTTTTCTCCCAGATTGGGAGCAGTTTGGTAAATCTGCCGGATATAAAAGAAATATTCAGATAATTGAATCAGCTGACGCAGTTATTGCATTCTGGGATGGTCAATCAAAAGGAACTCAGCATTCCATAAATTTAGCAAAAGATAAAGGAAAACCATTAGCAGTTATAAATTATAAATGAAGCATTATCATTCTATAGAAAAAAATGTCGAGGATTACATCGGACAGCATGTCTATGGATTTAGAAAATTTGATGGATCTAATTTTTGTGCTGAGTGGAATAAAAAGCTTTCAAAAAAATCTAGATTTACTAATGGATTTGGCAAATTTGGGACAAGAACTCAGATGATTAAAAATGCTAATAATCCTTTTGAAGAAGCAATTGGGATCTTTGAAAACAAATATGCTGAAAAGCTTGATAAAATTTTCAATGAAGAAAAGATTTTCAGAGGTATTGATACCATAACTGTTTATGGAGAATTTTTTGGAGAACATTCTTTTGCAGGACAACATGATTGGAAAGAACCTCATGATTTAGTAATTTTTGATATGTTTCTCTATAAAAAAGATTTCTTAAAACCTGGGGATTTCATCGATTTGTTTGGTCACTTAGGGATTCCCAGAGTAATATATAAAGGGATATTAACTGAGGACATTATAGATCTTGTTAAAAGAAATGCTTTTGGTTTAGAGGAAGGTTTAGTTTTTAAGGGAGTTATAGATAATAAAGTATTTATGACAAAACTTAAAACTAATGAATGGATACAAAAAGTAAGAGCTCTTTACGGCGAAAATAATAATATAGAATAATGTCAATCAATGAAAGCTAAGAACTACGATCAGAAAAGAAAGGACCTCAAAAAATTAAAAAAAGAGGTTATGGAACAAGGATTTGAGGATTCTCGGCATCGCAAAAGTTTTAAGCAAGATATAAAAAGATCGTTTAGATCCCTTAAAAGAAGTGAAAAACAAACGATTGCAAAGGAAATAGAAAAAGAAATAGAATAGGCTCCGTAGCTCAATTGGATAGAGCACCTGACTACGGATCAGGAGGTTTAGGGTTCGAATCCCTACGGAGTCACTATAAGCGGAAGTAGCTCAGTTGGTAGAGTGAAAGCTTCCCAAGCTTTAGGTCGCGGGTTCGAACCCCGTTTTCCGCTCAAATTTTTCATTATGGAACAAGAAGAAAAATATATTCTTATTGAAGCTGAAGAGGTCGAAAAGCTTCTAAAAGAATGGGAAGATCTTCCCTGGTATAAAAAATTAATAATCCGGATAAAATACTTAATGTTTTAATCTATTTTGTATAAATAGATAAAAACGTTATGTGTAAACCAAAAGTTCGTAAATTAAAAGGATTTCTTAATTTTATTACTGGAGGAGGAATAGCTGGAATTACTTTAGCCCCGTTTGGAATTTATATTAAGGATAAATATATTTCTAACTTAAGAACTGTAAACCATGAAAAAATTCATTGGAAACAGCAGTTAGAAATGTTGATAATTTTTTTCTATTTGTGGTATTTAATTGAGTGGATTATTCGTATATTTGTAAATGGATCTGAAGCGTATCGATCTTTATCCTTCGAAAGAGAGGCTTATGACAATGATGATAATTTAGAATATCTTAAAACTAGAAAAACTTATTCATGGTTAAAGTATATAAGAATTAAAAAGCGGGAGTAGCTCAATTGGTAGAGCATCAGCCTTCCACGCTGAGGGTTGCGGGTTCGAGCCCCGTCTCCCGCTCACTTCGGGTTTCCCTCCGTTATCAGGGATCTGAGTTATCAGGATGAATAACCGGCACTGCACTTTGTAATCGCAGAGGTTTGTTGTAGGTTTGGACCATATCGAAACTTTCCGTTCGATTACGTATTAATCGAGGGGTTTGCAAGCGACATTTCACCACATGTAAATGCGAATTAACAGTAGCCTGATCCCCGGGTTCCGAAGCCCTTAAGTAAGGCAGGGGTATGCCTCCATAGCTCAATTGGACAGAGCATCTGACTTCGGATCAGATGGTTGAGGGTTCGAATCCTTCTGGGGGCGCACTTTTTTCGAATATATAAATAAACATCGCTAGCATGTCAGAACCAATTTATGACAATCCCCGGAAAAAAGATCTCCTAAGACAATTAGGGTTTGAAAAAGAAGTTTCACGGGCAGAATTTCGTCTTTGCCCTTTCTGCAGCATGCCTGTAAACGATGAAGATTTTCGCGATGAACTTTCCAGAAAGGAGTCCAGAATCTCTGGCCTCTGTCAAAAATGCCAAGATGATTTCTTTGGCAAAGAATAAAAATAAACGATTTATTATGAGAAAGATTGAAGTAACAACTGAAACTTATCAAGGTTTTTCAGGAGACATTATTGTCACGGATCCATGCTATTTTATCCCAGATGATATATGGCAAGAAATTATTAATAAATTTTGGTATCCTAATGGAAACCAGGGTTCTGAAACAGCTAATGCCGGAACAATCTATATTGATTCAACCATTAAAATTCTTTATACTGCCACAGCATTTGGCGATGGGGAATATGATGTAATTAACCATTCTGGAAACAGTGTTCATAAAGGAAGTACCGGGGTGGATGCAGGAATGGTAGCTATTATTACAGTTGCTGATGTTCAAAAGCTTAATCCCGAATTTGATGTTAATAATGATTTTTATCCTCGAATTAATGGATTTACTGGTGGAGTTGAAGCAGATGGAAATGGGAACTTTATTGGAGATATAATGGTAGACACATCTCCATCGGAGGAAGAAGATCCTTATGATGAAGAATTTGAAGATGAATATGAACCTGAAGATGAAGAATAAAAATAACTGAAACATTTATGACATACGTTTTGACATTTTATATTTTAATGCTCCTAGTATTTTTTACTTATGTTGGAGCTATTTGGGCTAAATATGGAGTATTGCCTTCCATATCCCATAGTTATTATTCTTTACCGGATAATAAAAAATTTCTATTTACACTATGGTGCTGGGGATATGCAATTCCAGCAATGATAGTTGGATCAACCCCTTTGATGTTTTTTGCCGGCGCCGGAATAGCTTTTGTCGGTGCCGCAGCTGCATATCGAGAAAAGATGACAGAAACCGTTCATATAATTGGTGCATTATCTGGGATTTTATTTAGTCAATTATCTACTATTTTGGATTTTGATCTATGGCCAATAGCAGTTGGTTTTGCAGCAATTGCTTTACCATTAGTTTTAACCAGATTTATAAAGATAAAAGGAAAAACGATATGTAAAAATAGAACTTGGTGGATAGAAATTTTAGCTTTTATTGCCATGGCTATTGTATTAGGAATAAAAGTTGTATTCTAAAATATGAAAAATAAAAAATTAATATTAGATGGTCTTTGAGGAAAATAGTTCCTTAAATAAAGACCATTATGAGAAACAATTACAAGTACACTACTCATCGTCGGGTATTCAAATATACTCGTCTTGATAAACTTAGACTTTTACATTGTCCAATTTGCAGCCCCCATAAAGGTTGCAATAGATTAGGTTGGCATGCACCACGTTGCTGGAAATACCAGAGTAAAAAACGTAAACAGTGGATGCCATGAGAAAACATAAGCCAAAACAATCACAGATACTCAATTTTACTACAAATAGTAGAGAGTATCATATATTAAGATGCATTGATCAAGATCCATATCCAGAGGAATATGGTTATTATCAGAAGCGTAAAAGAGGACGCAGGGGATGGAGAAAATCAAGGTTGATTTGGGGCCATCAAATAAGAATGTACAAAACTTGGAAGCATAACAGAAAGCACCAATGGAAAATAGAATGAACCCTTTTATTCAATATAGAGGGATTTTGGAAAAATACTTATCCAATTTTACTATTCGTTTACTTGAAGAAGCATGGAACGAACCGAGGAGGAAGTATCATAATATAGACCATCTTCATCAAATTTTATATGATATTGAAAAGAAAAGGAATTTTGTTTTACCTATTCATCGAGAAGCTCTTATTCTAGCTGCATTCTTTCATGATGCTGTTTATATCCCTGGATTTAGAGATAACGAGGATAAATCTCTCCAAATGTTTATGCAGACATTTAAAGGAGAAGATCCATTTATGGCTAAGAAAATTGGGGAAATGATTGAATGCACAAAATATAGGAAAAAACCTGCTGATCCTCTTTTAAAAATTTTTTGGGATGCGGACAATGCTGGATTTGTTGGATCGTATGAAAAATTCTTTGAGACTGAAAAGAAAATAAGATTGGAATTCAATCATCTTTCATTATCAAGTTATAAAAAAGGAAGGCTGGCATTTCTTAAGTCCTGTCTTGGTATAATGGGTCCTAAAGCAGACGAAAATATCAAGAAATTAATGGATTATATTGAAAAAAATTATTAATTTTAACGATTTTATCTGATAAATATTTTCGTATTAAGGAAATTATTTGTACATTTACAATGAAATTAAAATTAAAAGAGATGGCAACAATAACAATGGAATTCGAAGGACTTAAGTTTAAAGCAACTGATTTCCGTTTCTCAAATCGTCAAGAAATGGATAAGTTTTTTAATGAAGCTCTTATAGAAAGCCCCTTGAAATTCATCCGGCTGAATGACCAGATGTACGTTGAAAAAATCCATATTAGCTTTTCATGGATGCTTTTAATGAGATTTATGACTTGGGTGGCTTTTGTTCCGGCTTTCGTTGGAATATTTTACGGAGCTCCGCAGTGGTTTGGATTCGCATGTGTTGGCATTTCTTTATTTTCTTTCTTTAGAACAAAGGGTCTTCAGAGAAGATTAAATTCTTTGATAGCTGGAAGAAACTTTTTCAAGGAGATGGCGGAAAATGATATGTCTTCTCTGGAAGAAGTTAGGGAAGAATTAATAAATAACAAATAATTGCAAAACCTTAGTATTTTTCTTGCATATAAGTTGATATATATAAAAAACCAAAAAATGAGAAGGCATTCTATACATACGATTAGTATTAGTACCTCATCCTCGGATCAGGCGGGCCTTCTTGTGACTCAAAATTGAATCTCTTAATTTTAATTTCAATTTTATTCTCAGGGAAGGTCCTTAAAAAGCCTTCCCTTTTTCTTTGACATATTTTTGGAGGTGTACCATCAACAGAGCAATGGCCCGGTCTCGAAAACCGAGAGTGGCGTTTTAATGCCATAAGAGTTCGAATCTCTTCGCCTCCGCAACCATTGGAGAGTAACGCACCGAGGTGGTGTCCTCGCCTGCTAAGCGAAGGGAGCGTTAACAATGCTTGAGTTTCGAATACTCTGCTCTCCGCACCTTGGAGGGTTGCTAGAGTGGTCTATCAGGTCAGTCTTGAAAACTGAAGGGCGTGTAAATGCCCCGGGGGTTCGAATCCCTCACCCTCCGCAAATGGTGGTTGTAACCGGTAGTGGTTTCCGACCTGACTGTGGATCAGGGCCTTAGGGCACGCGGGTTCGAATCCCGTCTTCCACCCAGCACAAAAGCCTGCATCGTCTAGAAGGCAGAGGATAGCGCACTCGTAATGCGCAGAAGTCGGTTCGATCCCGATTGTAGGCTCAATTGCTTCTATAGTTCAGTCGGTAAAATACCGGTGTGGTATACCGGAGTCCGCAGTTCGAGGCTGCGTAGAAGCTCTTAAGGACAAAGTCCTCTATTCGAAACTTTCAAAGTCTATTTAGTATAATAGATATGAAATGTGAATATTGTGAAAAAGAACATGATGGAACTTATGGTTCTGGCAGATTTTGTTCGGATAAATGTGCTAAAGGATTTAGTACAAAAAATAAACGTTCTTTGATTTCAGAAACATTAAAAAAGATTATTAAAGAAAAATATCCTTTGATTTCTAAAAAATGCGAAAAGTGTGGAAAGGAGTTTTTGGTTAAAAAGAAGAAAATAAAGCAAAAAACCTGTAGTAAAAAATGTTCAGCTCAATTAAGAGCATCCTCTGAAATAGGTAAAAAACAACTTTCTAAACTTTTTTCGGATAGTGCTAAAAGAAGATATAAAAAAGGAGATACAACAATTGGTTGGCAATCCCGAAACAAGATGTCACGACCTGAAAAAATAACTAAAGATATTTTAGAAAAAGAAGGAATATTATTTGAACAGGAATTTAAGGTAGGAAAATACTTTATCGATTTTGCTTTATCAAATAAAATAGCTTTGGAAATAGATGGTAAGCAACATAATTATAAAGAAAGAAAGGAAAAAGATTTTCAAAAAGATAAATTTCTTTTAGAGCAGGGATGGAAAATTATACGAATTCCTTGGGATGATAATCAAAACATGAAAGAAAAAATTATTGGAGAGTTGACCGAGAGGTAAGGTACTAGTTTGGAAAACTAGAGTCGGGGTAAAACCCGGGTGGGATCGTTACCCGCACTCTCCGCATATCGGCATATAGTTCAATGGTGAGAACGCGCGGCTTATACCCCCGTAATTCAGGTTCGAGTCCTGGTATGCCGACAAAATGGGCGTATCGTCTAATTGGTTAGGACGCGCGGCTGATAACCTCGTAATCTGGGTTCAAATCCCGGTATGCCCACAATTTCGGCGAATATACCCTCCGGCTGATACCCGGTCGAAAGGTTAATTGGTTGCATGTGGGTTCGATTCCCTCTTCGCCGACAAATATATAGAGAAAATCTCTATCATGGAATTTGGGGGCTTTAGATTGGATTACTTGTGAAAAATTAGGAACAACGTCTCCCGGTCCGGCTGATTATGCTGATGGTAATCTTTCTTGCCCAATCGGAACTCAAGAAGTTTAAAAAATATTTTTTTATCTCGATCTTTTTTCGTATATTAGCGATAGAAATAAACTTCTAAAGCTATGAATTTTCAAAGAGGAGTCGATGCAAAAAGACAGATGAATATAGGTAAAACCGTATTTGATTATCTTGCCGAGCATCCTGTTTGTAAACCAATGAATGATCTTTTCGATGGATCAAATAGTGGAGTGGATAAAAGAGATCCTAATATTAAAGTTTGGATAAATCCTAATAATCAGTTTTCTTTTAATTCATGCTGGTGTTCTGTAGAAGATCTCTGGGACTGGATGGATGGCAAGGGGGTGATGGTGAAAGGAGATACTCCAGAAGAGAAAAAGAAATATTGGGACTATGCTGTTGCAGAAGTAAATGATGAGAATCAAGTTATGTGGATGATTCGTCATTATTATCCGTGGTTTGATAAAATGACAACAGATTTTAACCCTCATCAGCATCAGGGTTATGAAAGAGGACAAATAGCAAATCCTATAAAAATTAAAGCTCGAGTAAGAGACTTTGGAGAAGATACCAAAAGACAGGAAGATGTTATTATAAAAATGCTTGCCCCGTTTGTTGAAGAAATGAGGAAGGATCTTGAATGGGGGAGAGATTGGAGGCAGACCCGAAAGGAATTTCACGATGGCTATTATGGAGTAAAAAGAACCCTTTATTGTCTTGGAATAGGATATATGGCCGCTTGTAATACCCCCGAAGAATTTTGTAATCTTGCCTGGGTAAATGGTGTTGTTGAAGCAAAAGCATATTATCTTTTCTTAAAGGACAAAGAGGAAAAAGGAGAAATAACCCTTCCTGACTTTAAGTGGCTTTCTGAAAGATAAAAAACGGATAAATAGTAAAAATCCGTTAAAATGACAAAACTTTTGCGGGATGAATCTCTAGAAACTGGTATTATTGAGATTGATATTCAACATAGAAATCTCTTTAATATTTTTAAAGTTTTAGATGATTCGATCGATCAAGGTAAATCTTCTATGATTATTAAATATATCATTGATGAAATTGTTCGATATGGTGATTATCACATGAAAGCGGAGGAAAGCATATTAAAAAAATATAATGTTTTCACCGAAACCCATGAAGCAGAACATTTGCATTTTAAGAATCAAGTTCAAAAATTTAAGGAAAAATATATAAATACAAAAGATAAAGTTTTAGCTAAAGAAATTAGCGAATATCTCTATACCTGGGTAACTAACCACATCATGAAAACGGACATGGAAGAGTTAGATCACTTAAAAGAAGAGTTTAAGAGATTAGGTAAAGGAGAGTAAAATGACGATGACTATGGAAAGTGATGAGGGTCCTAAACGAAACGAGAAAAAAGAACTTAGCAGTTCCAATTCTCATGCTCGCAACATTCTTCAACCCGCTGGGTTTCGACGTCTTATTCAAGATGACCTTGGATTTGACAAAATCCTATTGGCTTACAACTGGTATTTTTTACCTTGTCTCAGCCTCCCTCTTTGGTGTTTATTTTTGGCTATCAGGTAAAAAACCTATTAAATACCTAATTTCAGTTTTACAATCTAAATTTCAAAAAAAGCAATAATTATGTCGATGTACGGCCACGTTTGCCCAAAATGCGGAAATCCTATTACTAATCCTTATGACACCGGAACTTTAGGATTCTGCAGTAAATGCTCCGGAAAAATAAATCAGGAGAATCAGAAAAAAGAAGCCGAGTTTCTATTATATTGTCCCCATTGTAATAAATTAAAATTCAGGTGCACTTGTCCGATAAAATAAATTCCCAAATTATTTTTTAGTTTGGGAATTTTTTTGTACATTAGCCCCTGTAAATATTTTATTATGAAGGATACTATTCTCGATAAAGACGGAAAAGAACTTTACAATGCCACAGGTTATCCCATTAAACTTAAAGAAAATGGAAAACTGGGGCTTAGTGGTTTAAAAGCAGGACAAATGATTTCGGTCAATACCGGGTCTGGAAGTGAAAGAATGCTTGTAGATTCAATTGAAGGGAATCATATTATTTGTGATGTTGATGGTGTTGAACGTTGCGTAGTTTTAACTACTATTGGGGATACTTTACTTTTTAAAGACGTAACCGATTAAAAAATAATATATGAACTGGAGTCTTTTATTCGTTATTTTGATGGTATTTTTTGGGGGGTTTACCTTCATGGATTGGTTTATTTATATGGTAAAATCAGCCCCAAAATCTGCTATGTTTCCTCGATGGTTTTGGCTTCTCGGATTTGTATCCATGATCGGAATTGCTTATTGGTTTTTCAACGGCAAAACTTTCTGATATGAAATTGACAGAATTACATTTAGCAATCATGAATAAACTTGAATGCTCTAAAGAAGATGCAGATGAAGCTATCATGGAGATGAAAGAAAGAGTAAAAGAAGGAGCCGACCCGGAAGAGGTTCTTTTTGAAAATGGATTCGAACCAGATTACGTTTTTGACCTTTTATTTGATTAATTATGAGAACAATTGAACAAATCGACATTACCCAGCCTATTGGTAAAGAGGAATTTTGTATGCTTTTTGAACAGCAGCTTCCCCTTAATAATGAGGAAAAGGAAAAAATTCGGGAATTATATTTTCCGTTTTATGCTCTTTGTGTGACCAATGGAGTTGAACCTGCTGCTTCTTTTGAAGCTACAAAGAATCTTTTTTATAGTCAGGAAACCCAGATTAAGGAAAGAATTAAATGAGAAAATACGAGGATAATAATATTCGTCGAAGAGGAGTAAATCTGATTCATCTTTTCAATGAAGTCTGGAGAGCAGGCCAACTTATTAAGAAAAAAGATAAACCCGCTCATTTAGTCATTTATTCCCCGGAAGACGTTGAGTTTCATGTTTATGGAAAAGAAGCAGAGGAACTTCGGAGCTGGAGTGAATATCGTCAGGAATGGTTTCTTGATAAAACCAAGGTAAAAATTTATATCTTAACTTCCATTCTTGATGCTACAGAAAATTGGTCCTTTGATATGTCGCAGTTTCCTGGACCTGGAAAAAATGTAAAGGTCATCTATTCCAAGGGAAAAATCGCTTGGATAATAACAAAGGAAAACTGGGAAGAATCAGGAGAAGAGATCTGGGAACCCTGGCTTGATATAAACGAAAAAGGACAAGTCGTTGAGGATAAATCTAAAGGAAAATTTGTTCATCAAAAGATAGTAGCCTGGAGTTTACAAAACCAAAAAATATGAAAGAATTTAGCAATACAAAAAAGTCAGCTCATTACGATGCTCTCGGAGATCCTATCATAATTGGAAAAACTTATGGCTGGTCTCGAAATGATAGCGGATTGAGTTATGTTACAATCGGGATTGCTGAAAAATTCAGCGAAAAAGGTGTAACTTTCAAAGTCGTAAGAGCTCTGAAAAGTCTTTATGAGTATGATCCGGAACCTCTAAAAATTGGTGGTGATGGATTTGATAGCATAAAAGAAAAAGTTAATATCAAAGGAATGATGGTATTTCCAATAATGATAACAGATAAATGAAAAAATTATATCGTAATGAATGGAACGGCCAGATTGGCGGTGTTTGCGAAGGGTTAGGAGAATATTTTAATATGGATCCTACCTTAGTTCGTCTTTTATTTGTTATTGGTGCGTTTGCTGGAGCTTCAAGTATCCTGGCTTATATTATTTTATGGATTGTAGTTCCTAATAAATAAAAAATCAAAAATATGAGCAAAAAATCGCAGGTAATCCTTAAAGGGATTTTACCAGTAGCAATTTACAGAGGGGTAAAATTTTATTATTCCAGAACTACTCAAAAATTTGTAGACCTTGAAAAAATCTATGTCAAGGATATTTTTTCTGCTGATGAATTAAATGAAGAGTTTCTTTTGAATTTTGAAAAGAATTTCAAAGAAGATTTTCCTTTGATGGATTCATTTGCGGGGATGGCTATGATAAAAATTGAAATGGAAATATAATGTTAAAGGTAAAAACAGTTCTTGCCAAGAGCTCTATAGAGGGGATTGGCGTTTTTGCGGATCAAAAAATTGACAAGGGAGCCCTTATATGGGAATTTACCCCAGGCATAGATATAGTCCTTGACCAATTCGGATATCTTTCCAAAATTCAATATGAATTCATTTACAAATATGCTTATTGGGATAAGCAGTTGGATAAATGGATTCTGCCAGCGGATAATGATAGGTTCACAAATCATAGGGATGAACCAAATACAAGGCCTATAGGAAATGAGGGAAAGGTTTATGCTATTTGTGACATTGAGGAGGGAGAAGAAATAACCATCAATTATTTTGACATCGATAAATATGCTCAAGATAAATTCAATGAAGAAGTGTGATAGATGCGGGACCTGTTGTAAAATAGGGGTTTGTTCCATTGGCAAAGAAGATGCTAACGGGGATTGCATTTATCTAATTGAAGAAAAAGATGGAAAATATTCTTGCAAACTGATCCTGGATCCTAATTATCCGATGCAGAAATTGATTGATAATATTTGGTTTGGCAGGGGATGTATAATAAAAGAATCGGCAGAAGCTTTTGAGTATTATAGAAAAACTTATAACGACAAATATATTTGTCAAAAATAACAAAATTGTAAAAAGTAATTGACGTTATGAAAGATGATTTAGGAAACAGGATGAAAGAAAACTACGAGGGAAGAACAAAACTGTTTCTCCCGCGGAGAACATATACTATCATTCGTCTTGATGGCAAAGCCTTTCACACTTTTACAAAAGGAATGAAAAGACCATTTGATGAGGACTTTATCACGATGATGGATGACACTACCCAATTTCTTTGCGAAGAAATTCAGGGAGCAAAACTTGGATATGTTCAATCCGACGAAATTTCTATTCTCCTTACGGATTTTGATAAAATTACCTCGGATGCTTGGTTTGATGGCCAAGTTCAAAAAATAGTTTCTGTTTCAGCTGCTATGGCTGCAGCTTTTTTCAATAATATAAATGTTTTCAATCATTCAGATCTTGCTTTCTTTGATGCAAGAGTATTTACAATTCCGGATCCTGTTGAAGTAGAAAATTATTTTATCTGGAGACAGAAAGATGCAGTCAGAAATTCTATTGCGATGACAGCTCAGTCCCTTTATTCTCATAAGGAACTTAATGGTAAATCTCAGAGTCAGCAGCAAGAAATGATCTTTCAGAAGGGTCAGAATTGGAATGATCTACCAGAGGGGTTTAAGAGAGGAAGAACTTTTGTTAAAGAGATCGGAATTCTTAACCATCCTTTAGCTGGGGAACTTGAAATTGAAAAATGGAAACTGATAACTCCGGATTTTTTGAAAGAAAGAGAAAAATTATCTTCATTTATTCCGAAATATAAGTACGAGTAAAAGAAAACTTTTGTATATTTACGAAGTAAAAGTATTATGGAAATAGTTGATATTAATAGGCTTAGGGAATTTTTATATGGGGATCAGCCTCTTCATTTTTCCTATAAAAAAGCAGACGGAGCAATTCGTGAAGCAGTAGGAACATTGAACCCAGATCTTATTCCTGATAAATTTAAACCTAAAGATTCCTCCAGAAATACTGGAACGAATTTGAAATATTTTGACTTGGAAAAAGAAGCATGGAGATCTTTACAGATGGATGCTTCTACTGTCTGGGTATGAATTCTTTAATAACTAAGAGGATCCATCGCTGGCAGAAATGCTGGAGGAAGTTCGCGACACCACTGCTAGACGCGGGAGGCGAAAGCCGTTACTACCGCGGAGGGTGCAAACCAAACAGATCTAGAGGGAAAGCAGCTCTATGATGATCGGGTTGGCGCATAGATAAATGATGGAATAAAACAGAATCGCGGCTACGCTCAGGTTATTTTAAAATATAAAATATGGAAAAGATTGAATTAAAAATGCTGGAAACAATTTCGAGAAATTTACAAAATTGTACTGATTTGCCAGATGATTATGATGATCCGGAAGATATGGATTTTCAGGATCTTGTTCATTTTGTAAAAAATGTTCGATCAAAGATTCAGGATAATGTTAATATGATAGATACCATTATCGAGCATAATTCAAAAGATCCTTTAGGTTAAAAATTTATGAAAGATCTTTATTGTACAAAATGCTTAGACTATACATCTCATGAAGAGATGGTTTGCAGTGTTTGCGGTGAAACCTATGATCCAAATAAACGAAGAGTAGTTATTGCTGGCCCCGCAGATGATCCAGTTGTTATTAAAGCAAAAGAAAAATTCCTTTCGGAAAATCCTGAGGTTATTATTATATCCGAGGATGTTGCTTTAGCTCATCGTCTCAAAGATTTTGCTACAGAGCCAAAAGAAATGATAAAAAAAATTGAGCCATCTCCTATGATTAGGAATTTAGAGGATCTTAAATATGCTCACCTTACTCGCAAAGAAAGGGAAGCAGATATTCAGCCTATAAGAACTGAACCAAAAATCCAAAGGAATGAACCTTGCCCCTGCGGATCTGGAAAAAAATATAAAAAATGTTGTGGAAAAAACTAATATTCTTTTTTCTTTTCTTTTCTATTTTCATATCAATTAAGGATGGAATAGTTAAAAGGGATCCTATTGAAATGGAATTTCTAGTTAATAGATGGATATTTTATTTAGATATAAATAAAAAAGAATTTAGCGAAGAACTTTTAAAGCAAGCTATTTTTTATGAGAGAATACAAAATCCTGAAATAGTTCTCCTACAAGCATATTTGGAAACTGGATTTTTCACTTCGGATATTTTTCTTAATGGACATAATTGCTTTGGAATGAAGTATCCTAAATTTAGAGCTACAGTATCTATTGGAGAATATCAGGGACATGCTAGATATAATAATTGGTGGGATTCAGTTATTGATTATGCTATATGGCAAAAATGGTATTTGTCTAAAGGATATAAAATAGAGGAATTTGATTCGGATGCTTATCTCGTTTTTTTAAATTGCATTAGGTATGCGGAAGATCCTCATTACATTAGAAAATTAGTTCATTTAAAAGATGTATCGTGATCGAATATAAGGAAACTATAAAAAGATTTAAGCAAAAAAGATCTGTTCCCTGGTTAAAAACTCCAGCTGGAACTATTTGGAGGACATACGGATATAAAAATTATATCCAGCCTGAGGACGAGAACCTTTGGGAAACTCCATTTGGAGTAAATTTGGATCTTCTCGACGGATATGAGGATGAAGATTTATTTGAAATTATAAAAGATGAAAAAAGAATTACAAGAACAATTATTGAAAAAATATCCTGAATTTTTTCAATCTGAATTGCCTATTTATACAGGAGATTCGACAAAGGAAGTTTTAGAAAATACAGTAAAACTTCTTAAGCAAGAAGAAATGGTTATACCCATTCAATTCGGATTTGAATGCGGGGATGGATGGTATATGCTTCTGGATCAACTTATGGGGGAAATCCAGCAATATATCAAATATAAAAACGAAAGCTTAGACCGGGAATTTAAGATCCAATTTCTTTGGGATCTTCAGAGATGGCTTCGATTTAAGTCCAGAAAGAAAGGAAGCTGGAAAGAAAAATTAGCTGAATGGATTTATGAGAAAGCTCCAAAGGGAAAACCTCATATTTTTATTAGAATCGACCAGATAAAGGAAAAATTTGGGGGACTTCGTTTTTATTACAGTGGTGGTGATGATGAAATCTCTGGAATGGTTCGTATGGCTGAATCTCTTTCCTATAAGATATGCGAATATTGCGGAACAACTATAAACGTTGGAAGAACTCAGGGATGGATTGCTGTATGTTGTGAAGATTGTCATAAAAACAATAAAAGACTTAATGATCTAAAATGGAGTCTTAATGAAGATAATGTTAGGTTTATAAATCTTGGAAAAGTAAAACTATGATAATAGAAGCTTTAGCGGTATTTTTTACTCTTTTGTGTGTTTGGTTAACCACTAAACGTCATATTTTATCTTGGCCTATTGGCTTAATAGGAGTAATCTTATATGCTATTGTTTTTTGGAATTCCAAGTTATATTCAGATTTTGGCCTTCAGTTTATTTTCTTTGGACAAGGAATTTTTGGTATGCTTCACTGGTTAAAATATAGAGAGGATAAAGTTCATACAAAGATTGAATATATGACTCCTATCCAAAGAATATTCTGGGGGATGACAGGAATGTGGGCTTATTTAGTTATAGCTTTCATAATGTATTTTTATACGGATGCTTCAGCTCCTTGGATAGATTCCTTTGTAGCTGTATTCAGTCTTATTGCTAATTGGCTTCTTGCTAAGAGAAAAATTGAAACCTGGAATATTTGGATCTTAGTAGATATTATCTATATTGGTCTTTTTATATTTAAGGAACTTTATTTGTCTGCTGGTCTTTATGCAGTTTTACTTATTCTTGCTATAAAAGGATTATTGGATTGGAGAAAATCATATATTAAAAGTAATTATGCTTAGTTTTTTAAAAGATCTTTTTTGGCTTGCCCTCTTCTTCATCTTTATAGGATTGTTAATATTTGGCTTTTCTATTTTAATTATGATTGTCTTTGGAGGAATCCTAATTATTGGTATTATTTCTCTTTTTATTCCCGATAAAAAACCACCCGAAAAATGAAATACTTATTGTTTGTTTTTTTACTTTTTCTATCAATGTGTCAATCTCCAGATGAAAAAGTTATACAATTAATGAAGGAAAAATTTCCTTTAACTTATGAGAAAATTGAAAAAAATGCTAGGGAAAAATATGGGGAAAGCCGGGATCTTTCCTCTCAAATATTAGAACAATGTAAAGCATTTGCTGTGGTTCAATATTTACTTGAAAATCCCGAAAAATGTGGAACAGATAAAGAAAGTTTTTTTTATATTCTTTTCTTTGGCTATCATTCAAAATTCATTAGATGAAAACTTTAGTCCGGTTGAATTGTATAAATGTATAAAAGAGGCTAAAACAACTGATGAAAAATGTGCATGCCTAAATGTTAATTGGATAGGAGTTTTTAATACTCTGATGGAAGAAATTAAAACATTCAATGAGCTCAAGGATTTTTATCCTAAAGGCAAACCATTTGTTCCGGAAAAAACGAAATCTACACTTTTTATATAATGAGTCATAAAAGAATTGTCATTTGTGGTCCGGCAGCAGCTGGGAAAAATTTCCTTAGAACTAGATTAGAGGAAAGGGGATTTAAATTTGATGTTTCCTATACTACTCGTCCAATGCGTCCTGGGGAACAAGAAGGTGTCGATTATAAATTCATTAAGAATGATGTATTTGCTTTCATGACACAGATAGGATCTTTTTATGAGCATGTTATTCATAATGGATTTGGGTATGGAACTGGAATGAAAGAATGGCAATCATCAGATTGTTTTATTATGGAAACTGATGGAATAAAACATATTGATCCTAAAAGCAGAAAAAATACTTTTGTCATTTATCTTAATCCCCCAGTTAAGATCCGCAAGGAAAGAATGACCGAAAGGGGATGGTCCGAAGAACAAATAAATAAGAGAATAAAAGAAGATAATAAAAAATTTAAAAATTTCACGGATTACGATTTAATGATTACTAATCCAAACTTTTAAATTATGGCACGTAAGGTAATTTGTCCGGTTTGCGGAGAAGTAATTCCGCCGAGTGGAAAACTGATGGAGTATTGCGGAAACTGTGGAGAAGTTTTTTATGCAGGAGGGGATGACGAACAAGAAGAATATACTCCGAGGAAAGAAAAGATAAAAACTAAAAAACCAAAAAAGAGCCAATGGTCAAACCGATAGTTATATATGGGGATCCTATATTAGAGCTTAAGAGCACAGAGGTTAAAAAAGAAACCCCTGGGATTCAGCTATTGATAAGGGATATGTTCGAAACCATGTTCAAGGCTAATGGTGTAGGGCTTTCTGCAGTTCAAATAGCTGTTCCCCTTAGAATTTTTGTAATAGAAGCTCATATAGAAAAAGAAAATTTTCATTTTCGGGGAGTTTTTATTAATCCAAAAATACTTAGGGAATTTGGGGATTTAACAAAACACCCTGAAGGATGTCTATCAGTTCCGGGTATTGCAGCTTTAGTCGAAAGACCTTCCAGTATTGAAATGGAATGGTATGACGAAAATTGGGAATATCATAAAGAAATATTTGAAGGATTTGCTGCTCGAATTATCCAGCATGAATATGATCATCTTGAAGGAGAAATTTATGTGGATAAATTGGATAAGATGTGGAGAGATATGATCGATCCAACATTAGAATTAATTGAAGATAGAGCTATAGAGATTCCATATTTAATAAGATAATGGAGCTTTCCGATTTTACATATATCTCAAGAATTAAAAGATTAGAAAAAATTTATAAAGACGGTCAGGATATTCTTGACGATTGTCAGGAAACTTGGGATTATTTAATAGAAACGGAAACAGGAAATTGTGTTAAATTAAATATTATTGCAGATAAAATTGAATCCGTTTCCCAAATTATGAAAGCCCTTCGAGATGAAATTAGAAGAATAAAATTAGAGATCTCTAATTAAATCTCTAATAATCTCTAATAAAAATCAAAAAATATTTTTTTATTTCGGAATTTATTTGTACATTTGCCTCGTCTAAAAATATTGTATTGTTACAAATTAATTAAAATCAAATACAAAATGAAAGGATTACTTATTACATTGGGTGTTACCCTTGCAATCGTTGGCACTATAGTACTGTGGGCCATCGGAGTATCGAACTCAGAAATTAAACTTCGTGCTCGAATTTCCGGCCAGCAGGAGATGACCGAGGCTTATTACACAAAGCTTTGGGAAGTTCTCAAGACAAAAGCCGGTGTTGCCGAAGAATATGCAGAAAAATTCAAAGAAATTCAGACAGCCATTATGGAAGGACGTTACTCAACCGGAGGTGAAATGATGAAATGGATACAAGAAGCCAATCCGGAATTTGATGCCTCTCTTTATAAGGATGTTATGAATGCAATCGAGGGCCAGAGAGAAGGGTTTTTCGTGGAGCAGAAAAAACTGCGAGATATGGCAGTTGTCCATGAAACTATGCTAAAGACCTTCCCTAAAAAAATGGTTCTGGGTAAACGTGAACCTATTACAGTTATTATTCTTAAAAACGTTGCTACCCAGAAGGCCTATGAAACAGGAACCGATTCCAGTCCGGATTTGTTTGGAAAAGGTAACTAAACTTTTTGTAAAAAAAGTTGAGCCGAGATTTTTTAGTCTCGGCTTTTTTTTGTATATTTGCTAAGTAAAATTAATGAGAGATGACAAAAATTTGCCCAGTACATCAGATAGATTATTCAAAACCGAACCATTATGAAAAACCGGTAAATTATCGGATTTGCAAGAAGTGCGCCAAGAAATTAGGTATGCCTGAAGAAGAAATCAAAAAAATTTATGCTCGATGAAAATAGAAATAAATGTTCCGGATGGGGTTTCTGGTGATTGGAGCGTAAGCACTTTTACCGTTGAAGAAGATGATTTTTCCCAGAGAATTTCTATGTGGAAATCAGGCCGAGGAGTTCCAGGAGGAACTTATAAAAGACTTATGAGAAATGGTACAGTTGTAATGAGCAACACGCCAGATGAAATAAGGGATTTTATGAATTTTCTTCATAATGCAAAAGGAAGTATTCTTATCAATGGCCTTGGCCTCGGAGTAACTTTGAAAGCTCTTCTTAACAAGCCAGAGGTTACAGATATTACAGTTATTGAAAATTCTGAGGATGTTATTAAATTGGTAGCTCCCTCATATACAGATCCTCGCCTTACAATTATTCATGGAGATGCCTTTGCATGGGAACCGCCAAAAGGAAAAGTTTATGATGCTGTATGGCATGACATTTGGGATAATATCTGTGCTGATAATCTTTCCGAAATGAAAAAGCTTCATAGGAAATATGGACGCAGGGCAAAATATCAGGAAAGCTGGTGCAGGTATCAGTGCGAACGTCAGGAAAGAGAAAATAAACGTTATTATAGATGGTAATTATGAAAACGAAAAAAATTCTTCGAGTATTTTTAAGCATGCTTTTAAGTGCAACCATCGGAAGTAATGCTTATATGTTCTTTATTGCTTCAAAGCTATCATCCTGTTCAAATATGTTTGAAAGGATAGAAGTTATTGGAAAATATAACTTATTCGATAAAATGGAAATGGGAACTTATTCCCTTATCCTTACTATTTTCACGCTCACGGTATTTTTAGGATTTACCATTAAGGGATTTTTTTCTAAATCATGAGAATAGATCCCAATCATAAAATAAGTCTAGCAGGAGAATATCACCCTGGGATAAATTATTGTCCAGAATGCGGGGAAGAAGTTAGTACAGCTCGATATGGAATAGGTGTAGCCGATTCTCCTATGGGTCTTGTTCTTGTTGTACAATGTCCTAAATGTTTTACAAAATATTATTTTCATTGCAGGGATACCGAAGAGACAGATGGTCATTATTATTACTTTGTTAAATTTTTAGGATATGATCGAAATCATTGGTTAAACCCTGATGGATCCGAAAAACTATAACTATGAAAAAATTCACTTTTGAACAAGCTAAAGAAAAACTTCTTTATCTCGGATTTACTGAAATAGAAGTAAAACCACAAAAAGGAATCGTTAATCTTGGAACTTTTGAATTATCTTGTCCCTACTGCAAAACTCGTAAGGGAACGATTTCTTTCTATTATCAAAATGATGATGATGAGATTTGGATCCAAGGCTATGACGGCGGTTCTAGCTGGGACGATCCCTTTAACAGAAGAACACTAAGATATTCTTTAAGACAATTTGGTATAAAATCAAAAGATTGCTAATATGATAATGTTTGGCGCACTTTTAGTTTGCCTCGCGGTCACAGGTGTATTCTATTTCATAGACCGAAATCGCTATCTGTGGTGGGAATTCTTTATTCCTGTTGCAGTAACTCTTCTCATAATATTTGGTATGAAAGCCCTTGTAGAACATTCCTCCGTTCAGTTTACTGAATATTGGGGGGAAACCATGGTTTCAGTTTATGAGGAAGAACCTTATAACTATTGGCATGTTGAAACATGTTCTAGATCTGTTCCCTGTGGAACAGACAAAGATGGAAATACAGAATATTGTACGGAATATTATGATTGCTCTCATCAGGATGATGTTGGTCCTTCATGGTGGTGTAAAACTGATCTTGGGAAGGAATATTACATTACCGAACAGCAATATGATAGTATAAGAATACTTTGGCAGACAAGTAGAAGGGTTATTAAGTCTCACGATAACTATGCTCCGAGAGATCGGTGCGTAGGAAGCAAAGGAACAAAATTTGAAGGAAAACAGGTAGGTCAGGTTTCTTATGTTTGGCAAACAGATTGGCCTGGTACAGATCCTACAAGAAAAGGATATTTTACTAAGCATCAATACGAAAATCGAATCAAAGCTTCTGATCTTTCTCTTTTTAATATTTCAGTTGTATCAAAAGAAGAAGCGGACAGTTTGGGACTTTATGATTATCCCGACATAGATGGCAAAGCTGGAAATCTATTTGGAATAGCAGGAAATAATGTAAACTATCCGACTATACTGGGACCAAACATTTCAAAACAAACTCAGGAAAATTTCAGAAAACTTAATGCTAAATTCGGACCAAAAAATGAATTAAGACTTTGGGTACTTGTATTCGATAATAAACCAGCAACAATCGCTGCATATCAGGAAAATTATTGGGTAAGGGGTAACCAGAATGAACTTGTCATTTGTATAGGAACCAAAGGAAAAGAAATAACTTGGGCACATTCTTTCTCCTGGGCCCTCTCTGGGGATTTAACTGCAGAAGTTACGCAAAAGGTTTTGGATCTTTATACTTATTCCATTGAGACAAAATCAGGACAAAATGTCCCGATAGCTGTCCCAATGAATACAAAACTTAAAGAGATAATCAATAAAGGGACAGGAATTGATACAACCTTACTTCCCCCCGTGCTTCCTCTCAATATAAAAAAGAGTGATATTACTACGGTTACAAAAAGCAAAACTCCTGTCTTAACTGAGGAAACTTGGGAAAGATATTATAATTATCTAAATGAAAATCTCAAGAGATTTCAGAGAAGAAATTTTGAAGAATTCTCATATCTTAAAGTTGTTCCTAAAACTTGGGTAGTTATTCTTCTTTATATTTTGGCATTGGGTATTTCTATAGGTATAAATTTCTGGACTTTCAATAATGAATTTAACGAAGAAGGAAAGGACTATAACGCTCGAAGCGGATATTACGGTCGTACTTTTAACTCTAAATTTAGAAGATACTAATGAGCACAAAGATTTATAATGCTTATAGGGTAAAAGGATCCATTAATCAATTAATGGATCTTCTCAAGAAATTAAGGGAAATGCATGTTTCTCAATCTATTGCCACTTATAAAATGTTTGGCAGAACCTTTTTAGAAAAGGATTTTAAGGGAATTATCGAAAAGGATGAAACTTTAGAATCCCTCTCTGAAAATTTTATGGGGGAATTTATACTGGAAGACATCATAAAAAAAATCTGTAGTCGATCGATGAACGAACCCCTTAATATAGATGCCTCTGCAGTAGTATATTTTGAGAAAGACAATATTTATGTAGTATTTTTTGGGCTTTCTCGAAATGAAATGGGGCTAATCAGGGGTTCGGATTTTCTTGAGGACTATCATTATCAAAATCAGGTGGATCAATCCAATTATGATTGGGAACAGGAAAAATGGAATGAAATGTCTCCAGAAAGACAAAAAGAACTTACTGATGATTGGAACGAAAGAAGAGATGTCTGGGATAGACTTGTCGGCGATGGTCCTTTTTATGAGAATGGTCTTCTTTTTGATTTTGTTCCAGCCGGGTATCCTATGAATTTAATGTGCAAAGAAATCTTAAATCGAAAAGATATATGAATCCTAAAACAATTGTGGTAGGCGGGGATTTTGGAGAAATTCCAAGACAATCTCGTATTATTGATGAAATATGGAACCCTTATAGGTCTTATATAGATTGTATAAATGGCGGAACTATGGAGGATCTCAAAAATATTGATCTTTCCTCTTATAATCTTATTCTTTGGATGCCTAATATATCCAATGAAGAAAAAAAATTCTATCCTAAAAAACCCATTGGTTCTGTTCTTATTATATCAAAGGTTTTAAGAAATGAAAATTCCGAGAAAGATGCTATTTCAAGGATCTTCAAAATGAATGCTAATGCCGTAATTACTATTGATAAAAGTAAAGATGAATTTGTCTTTAAGACTATCGATGCCTTGGGCAATTTTTGGTGGGAAACAACAAATCCGGAAACAATTATTCATTATTGCAATTGGATTTGGAAAGTATATGGATTATCTAAAAGAATAAGATCCGAAAAGATTGAAAATAGTGAAAATATTCCTCAACCATATTATGAAGATCTAGATCGCTTTATGGAATTAAATAGGAAAGTTGCATCTAAAGCTGAATCAATGGGGGGAAGATATTTTGGAAATTGTTCTACAAGATGTAATAATCTTTTTCCGTCTACCCGAGTAAATGGTCAAATATTGGTTAGCCCCCGGAATTTAGATAAAAGCGGTATTTTTCCTCATGATATGATTCTTGTTGAAAGTAATTCATCTGTCGTTAGATATTATGGAGATAGAAAGCCAAGCATTGATACGCCTGTACAAATAAAAATCTATCAAAATGCTCCCGAAATTAATTATATGATTCATGGTCATTATTATATTTATGGAGCTCCATTTACAAAAAGTTTTTATCCTTGCGGGGATTTAAGGGAATATAATGAAATCGCTGAAATTATAGCAAAAACATACGATAATTATGTAATGGGGGCTATTAATCTTCGCAATCATGGTTTCCTTCTTTATAGCTCTACAATTGATCAAATGGAACAATTATTTGAAAAATCTATATTTGTCGAGAGAAGAATAGGAAAAGAACAAATCCCTCTAGGTGAAATTTCTCTTCGTTAAAAATCGTTAAATTTAACGGAATTTGATAAAATAGTTCGAAAATATTTTCGTACTTGGGAAGTTTGTTGTATATTTGTTTCATCAATCAAACATTAAAATTAAGAGAAATGGCAAACTTATTCGACAAAGCAAAAGAAAACGGAACCTCAAAAACTAAGGTTGAAAAGCACGAAGTTATTGAAATGCCTCAGTTCACCAAACAGTTGGAAAAACTGGCAAACATTGATGCTCAGATGGCAGAACTTCAGGCAACCAGGGATCTTATAGATTCAGAGATCCGCGAAGCTGGTAAGGAAACCATGATCAGTCTTTATGAGAAAAAAGGTTCATTCCCAGGCACCCTTAAAATCGTTGCCGGCGAGAAAAGTTTCCTTTTCATCACCTCAGATAAGTATCTCAAGGTGGACAAGGAACGTTACGAAGAACTTGTAGAAATGTTCGGCCCGGAAGTTGTTGAAGAAAAAACCAAATACTTCTTCAATAACGCTATCCTCGAAAAATACCAGGAAGTTATTTCCGATATGATTCTCAAATCAAAGAAAATTGCTGATGCTGACAAGGCTAAGCTTATCGAAAGCGAAACCACTTATACAATTAAGAAAGGCCTCATCAACGAACTCGCTACACTCGGAAAAAAATTCAAGGCTGATGTCAAAAGAATGGTCGAAGAAATCAGACCGATCTTCAATGTAAAAATGACTGAGAAGTAATAACCCCGGGAGAAATCCCCCTTAAAAAATTAAACCATGACACAGTGTTATCATTACCCGGCATTATATTTCTCAAACGAAGAAGCGAACAAAGAATTTACCGAAGATCAGCAGGATCAGATTTTGATCGCTGAATTTGAAGCCAAAAAACAGGCAATTATGGAAAGTGATATGCCGGCTTTCCTCGGACCAGACCCTTCAATTTTCTAAAATGAAGTACATTTATCCTCCCCGAGCAGAGAACAAAATAGCTCCCGAAAGTTTGCCCGTCTTCGAAGAGATGGGCAAATTTCTCGCAGAACCAAAACTCAATGGGAGTTCCATGCAAATCTATTTTAGTGATGGTGGTAAGGAGATAAAAACTATGAACCGTCATAAGAAACCTATAGAATGCAAAATTGATAAAGAGGAACTTAGGAAGCTCTACAGGGGAAAAGGGGAAATGATACTTTGCGGAGAATACCTTAATAAAAATCAGAAAGACGAGAACGGAAAACCTTGGAACATTAAATATGTCATTTGGGATATTATCATGTATGATGGAAACCATCTTATTGGATCCACCTTTGAAGAAAGACTTTTTCTCTTAGCAAAACTATATCCCTCGGATATTTATGTACATTGGACTAGACAAATCTCTGAAAATTGTTATAGGATTGTTTCAAGGGATTTTGGTTTCAAAGATTTTTATGATGAAATAACCAAATTTCAAATTTTTGAAGGATTAGTTCTTAAAAGAAAAGACGGGAAACTTGAAAATGGATTTTCCGAAAATAATAATATCAAAACACAGGTTAAGTGCCGTAAGGGAACTAAGAATTATATTTTTTAGTCATCTACTCTAATCAAGTATTTCAATCTACAGATTTTATTAGCTAGCTGTTCAAGATAAACCTTATTATCTTCAATATATTTTATTCCATCTTTAATAACGTTTACAACATTATCTTTATCCGGGGACATTGAATATCCATTCCCAAGAATTACTTCAGGATCTATTCTATGGTAGTTTTCTAAACATTTTTGAGATTCAAAAAGAGATCTTATTTGTTTTTCCGAAGTTTCTTGAGATGCTGATTGAACTATATCTAAGATGGGAAATAACCATTGTATTGGACCCCATTTTTTAGCCTCCTCGTATGGGAATTTCTTTTTCAACTGATGATTTTTGCCACCTCCAAATGAAATAAAGAATACGTCCTTTAGATTCCCCTCGTCAATAATCCCTTCCTTGTGAGCTTCAGTTAATGCTATCATGGAAGGATTACCAGCAAATAAACCGCCTTGTATAACAACATTTTCATCTAACCCTTCCTTAAAATATCCCGGCTCCATAGATCCTGGAGTGGATAAAGCCACCTTAGCAATATCTTTTACATAATAATTTCTATAAACGGAATCTTTTAAGTTAGAATAAAGAAGCACTTCCCTCTTGCTTATATCATATCCAGTAATAACTAGAGGTTTTATTAATTGAGACATTTTATAATGATTAAAATGGCGAAGAAAGACTTCATCAATTTTAGTCATCGGATAAAGAGGACCCTTCAATCCCCACCATGTTTTTAATTTATGTTTAAAATCATTATAAAAGAAAACATCATAAATTTCCATAGCAATATCAGAAATATCTTTAAGATCTAATTTTGCCCAGGGACTTTTATTTTCAGATGGGAGAAACATTAAAGATAAGAATGTTGAACCTGTAGCTGTTCCTGCAGCAAAATCAACAAGATTAGCTAATCTTATTCTGGAATCGCCTTGAATGTCTTGGATTCTTCTCTCTAGATAATTTAGGACAGTTAAGGTCATAAGTCCTCTGACCCCAGCTGCATCCAAAGATATGATAATCTTCACCTATAGTTTTTCTCTATTTATTTATAGAAATATATAACTTATGAGAGCAATGTTTATAAGAGAAGCTTTGGAATTTAATCGTCATGAAGACCCAAAAACAACGATTAAATCGTGGGGCCTTGATGAAAGAATTCGAAAAGAATTAAATAATGATTCGGAGTATGAGAATTATCTTGAATACCCTACAAGATTTCTTTTTTTAACTACTGCTTTCTCCAGAGGAGGCCTTCAGGACCCTACACTTTTTAGAGATTTTTTAGAAATAAAAGGTTCTCAAATAAAAATCCCTGATTTAATGGAAGCCTTAGGAAATTTATCTAGTTCAATAGGGTTTTCAAAGGAAAATCCAAAAAAACAAATGGATAATTTTTATACTTTGTGGAATTGGATTGAAAAAAATCGCCCAGAATATTTAAAGAATAAACACGAGCATGTTTTTATGGTTAGCAGTATATTCGAAATTCTTTTTAGAATGGGTGAAATAGCTTTTTCCATTCATAATCAGGGGCAAAGAGATTTAAGAGAAGAGGGATATAGATTTTTATGGGATAAATTAGTAAACTCTGGATATATTTCGTTGCCCGAAAATAAAGAAGAAGTTCAGAATTTACTAAAAAAATATTCCAGAGCAGATTATCCAGTTCATTACTCAAGAATACTTATAGATTTATCCAAAGAAATCTCTTTTCTTTTTGATAACTCTGAAATAATAAAAAATCTATTTACCTCTCAAGTGGATGATGATAAGAGAATGAAAATCTTAAAAAATCTTGCAAAGGAGGGAGTATCTTTCAAGAGTCCTAAATATTTAAAATGGGCGCTAAAAACCAAAAATTTAAATCTTGCGAAATTTCTTTTAAAAAATGGTGCTAAAATTTCGCAAGATATTAAAAATTGGGCAAGTCAATGGGAAAATACTAAAAAGCTATTAGCTAAAGTGGAAGCAGCAAGCTAACTATTCTTTTATTTCCCCAGCTATCAACGCAAGCTAAGAAATTATTATCAATATGATCTACGGTAACAGATGCCCTTGGAGTATGTCCAAAGACCTGATTTATCCCTGGATATGGATCATCTAGAACTTCTGTATAATCTGCCCACAAAGGGCCAGGAGTTCCTGCACCCATTCTTGCTCTACCAACTTTCCATAAAACATCCCCTTTATCTTTCAAATAATTCAATGTTTCATGCATAGGAATTTCATCGGGTTTTTTTCCGTCTGTTATTGTATGAAGCCATTTTCCTTCATTAAACTCCGGAACTACAAACTTATTCCAAAATTCCGAAGTTAATCCTGCATGAGTTGCAAGAGTATACTTTCCATCCTTGCCAGTAAATCCCCAAGCAATTTTGAAAAGATCTATATTATCTTGGAATATTTTTCTATATTCCTGAATATGATAATGCTGATGACCGCTAATTCCAGAATAACCATAAATATAAGCATAATCATGGTTACCTAACAATGCTGTAGCAACATCCTGGTGCTTTCTTAAGAATGTTATTAAATCCCTTAAGTTAGCAATTTGTTGAGCAGCACTAACAAAGAAGCTGTCCACATAATCTCCTAGAAAAACTATTTCATAAAAGTTTTTTAGACCGCCCATGGCAATATTATCCCATTCGGTCAAACCGTGTACATCCCCTATAAAGAGGACTTTTTTCTTAAATTCCTTCATATTTTTTATACTTAGATTATTTATCTAAGTTTTAAGAAAAATTAGATAATTCGGAAAGTTTGATCTTCCATTACTGGCCACCAATATTTTCCCCCATTATATCCGCGATCCCGATCTAAAAATTTAGGTCCATAAAATTCAGGATCTTTTTCAATGAGACGTGCTCTCATTGCACGGTGGAAGGGTTCCTGCCCAAGCCAAAAAGGTTTATTTCGTTCCCAGGAAGGGATTTCGTTATCTACAAAATAATTAAGAGGTTCATGAATAACATCATGATTATTATTAACTATGACTGCTTCCGTTCTTACTCCATAGGAATAATAACAATCCTCGTACCAATAATTTGTTTTTATCTTATGAATCTCCAAACATTCATTAAGAAAAATATTATAGTAATGTTTTAATTCTTTTTCAAATCCTTTCCACATCAAAACTGCTGGATGATTTTTGTATCCTTTTGATTTTCCCTCAAGAACATTAAGAATTTGTTTTGCTTCTCTTACTTGAGCAAAACAACGTCTCTTATCTAGTGTCTGAGCACTTTTTCGGAAATCCGGATACGGGAGAAAGGTCATCATCTTTTATGTTTTTAACTTATGCCCCTTTAATATATGATGGTGAATAACACTGCATTTTTTACTACAATATAAATGCTCCTTTGTTGGGTGTTTTATAGTTATAAAAATATTATCGCAATATACACATTTTTTCTCAATTCTTTCATATTTTCTTTTAGTAATTCCCCCTCTTTGAACATTTTTTAACATTTCTTCTCTGTTGTCTTTCCAATATTCTCGAACCGATAAAGATAAATTTTTTCTATGGGATTCTTTTTTTGATTGGTGGCATTTTTCGCTTACTGTATATTTTCCGGATTTATTATTTCTTATTGCATTACTAAATTCTGGAATTTTGTAAACAGTATTTCTCAAAATAGTAGTTCTATTCTTAATAATTTTTTCTCTATTTGGATTAAATGTTGTCGTATCCCCGCCGAATCCGCCCGGGGTTAAATTATATCCTATTTCTTTATTTGTGGAATTATAAAAAGCTATCCAATAAATTTCTTTTTCGTTTAATCCCTTAACGGAATCAGCAAAATCAATAATTTCTTTTTTAAAATTTTTCTTTCCGTATTTTTTTATAGATTGTCTTAACAGTAATCCGGACCCAAAATAATTCGGATCATTTTTACTATCCTTACCAATATAAATTTTTCCATTTATAAGATTAGTTGTCTTGTAAATTATCATGATTTAGATCTTTATTTTATATATCTTTTTAAAAGCTGAATAAGGTAAGATTTTCTTTAACATGGAATTAACATCCCAAACTTCTTCAAATGGTTTATTTATATGCGGTTATTAACATCATTCCCTAAAAATTTGTAAAAAAATTAACGGGCCTTGCGCTATGCCCCGAAATGGATAAAAATTTCGTTAAAATATATAGTAAAATATAATAAAAAAATAGTATTCTAATGAATCAAAGAAACGTATTGATCCTTGAAAGATCGAGCCAAAACCTTCAAAAGATTAACAAGGAAGGAAAAGTTACTCTTGAAGGTGTCTTTGCTGAATTCGGAATAGAGAACAGAAATGGACGTATTTACGAGGAAAAGGAATATTTACCTCACTTGGAATATCTAAAGAAAGATATTTCTAATGGTAACCTTTTAGGTGAGCTAGACCACCCTGAAAGATTTGAAGTTGCCCTTGGAAGTGTTTCCCATAGAATTTCCGAACTTTGGTATGATCAAGCCTCAAGACAGGTAAAAGGAAGAATAGAAATTCTTAATACCCCAAAAGGCCAGATTGCAAAATCCCTCCTCGAAGCTGGCGTTCCCCTTTCAATTTCTTCACGTGCCGCTGGTACAGTTAATGAAGACAAAACCGTTTCAATTCAACAGATTTATACTTATGACTTAGTTGCTAAGCCAGGGTTTGAAGCTGCTCAGTTAACAACGGTGAATGAAGGAGCCAGAGCTAGAATTAAGGCTCAGATTAGCATGCTAAATGAATCTTATAGTAGAGCTACAACTGACAACATCTCTAACGAATTTGGTATTGTCAATGAGAACATTACTATTGTAGATTTGACTGACAAATTTCCATCAGTTAAACTACGTGAAGAAGCGCTAGCTCTTCAAAATCCAAATGCAAAAAATAAAAGCGAATCTAATAAAATGGAAAATCAAAATGTAAACGAAGAAGCTATTCAGCAGTGGACAGTATTTTTTAAGAAAGAGCTAAGCAAGATTACCGAAAGATTAGATGCCATAGAAAAACAAGGGGCGATTAATGAAGAAATAGAGGTGCTTAAGAGATATGTTAAGAACCTTAAGGCTATTCAGGAAAAATCCCTTGATTGGCAAGGTGATATTGCGAAGGCTCTTAACAAAGTTGCCTCTTATGCCGACAGTCTAGCAGAAAAGAATAACCAGCATTATTCACTAACGAAACGTATCGTTGAAACAGTGGATCACAATGCTAAAACTCTTAACGCTACCCAAGATTGGGTTGGCAACAATGCAAAAGTTACTAATGCAATTGCTGAAACAGTTGACCATAATGCTGAAATGCTTAATGGTATCAACGAATGGAACGGCCAAATTTCAAGAGCCGTTAATGCACTCCACGAATGGGGTGGTGAAAAAGCCAGAGCGATTAATGGAATCCATGATTGGACCTCCTCTATTGCTAAAAACGTCAATGAAATGGCTAATTGGTCTGAAGATATGTTCGGAAGAGCAATGAGCAAAGAAGACGCAAAGAAACTTATTCAGTACATAGAATTAGTTTCCGAATCAAAACAAGATCCAGAATTGAAGAAAAAACTCGATGAGACTCTTTCAACTCATGGAATCACAGCTAAACCTTTATCAGAAACTATGATTACAGGAATTAAAGGCGTTAAAGGCCTTGGAGTTATTACCGACGTTAATAAAACAGGTAATGAAAAAGTTGATACCGAAGCCGGTAAAGATACTGCAGTTCACTTTGATGGAAAAACCATCGTAGCTAAATTAAAAACTGCAAAAGTTAATAAAGAAGCTAAACCTAAAGGACTCAAAACTATCGAAGATAGCAAAGATGAACCAGGAAAAGTTTCAACCGGAACTAAAGTTAAAGGTATCCTCGTTCTTGACGTAGTTAAAGGACAGGCTAAACCAGCTGTAAAAATTACTGGTGATGGTCCTAAATCCAAGGATCAGAATATGAAACTTGATACCAAACCAGAAGGTAAGCTCAAGGAATCAGAAGAAAAACCTCTTCCAAAACCTGAAATCAAAACAAGAGCTTCCAAACTTGATGAGAAACTCAGCACTATCATCACTAATATCGAAAAAGAAAAGAAATTAGTTGAAGATACAAGAGCTCAACACCCTTTCATTTCTCTTTTGAGTGAAAGTGATAGAAAGGAATTTGCTGCATTATCAGAATCCGACAAAAACAAGGTAGCCGCAGAAGTAGCAAAACATCCGACCACTGATTCTAAAGTAATTAAAGGACTTTGGGAAAGTGCACTAAAACCAGCTGTAGTTGGGGAACCACTATGGCTCAAACTTGCTCCAAAACAGTACAAAGAAGCTTATGATAAAGCTCCTGAAGTAGTTAAAGAAAGCATTAAAGCACGTTCCGAGTTCTATGCACTTGAAACTCAGTACCAGATCAACAACTTCTGGGAAACCTCAAAGATAGCTCAGAAACCAGTCGTATCTCTAAATGAAATCTTTACACCTACTGGTGCTAAGGATGAAAAAGAACCCGATATTGATCCATTTATTGCTTCAGTAGGGGAAATGATGAAGAGATATAGCAGATAATTTTTGATAAAATCTTGACGCTATGTTGGGTTTTCAGAAAAACGTTAAAAAATAAATAAATCAAATAAATTTAAAAATAAGTTTTCAAAATGAAACAACTTAATGAACAACAAATCGTAGAAAAATGGAGTCCGATGATTCAGAAGACTACTGGTCTCAAAGACGAGTCAAGATTGAATTGGATTTCTAAATACGCTCATTTTCACGCCCTAAACGAGGCTGAAATGGGAGGAGTTTCTGCTCCTTATGCTACCCTTTATAACGTTCCTGGAGTAGGTACAGCAGTTCCAGCTCAGCAAGCTGCAACAACTGGTAACCAGTTCTATCAGGCAGGTACTAAAGGTTCAGGCGACAAATGGCCTGCTCTTCTTCCAATGGCACTTCAGGTTGCTGCAAGAACCGTTGGTTTCGACATCGTTAACGTAGTTCCTATGCCAGGTCCAACCGGCGTGGTTTCTTATCTTGACTATGTTTATGCTGGTGGAAAACAGCCTTATGGCGCTCCTCCTGCTTACAATCAGGGAACTGCTAACCCAGCTAATTTCCAGGGATCCGCTGCTTACACTAAGTATGAAGCTCCTAATTCATTCAAACTTCAGCTAACCTCTACTGACGCTTCTGCAGTTATTGCAGCAACCGCAGTTGGTGACGTTGTTAAATTCCAAAATGAAGATGCAGCAACTCAGCTTACTGCTACTTATGTTGGAAAATCCAGAATTGATGGTTTCGCAATTTTCAAAACCGGAACTTTCACCGGAGCTACTAACCTTGCAGGTGTATTTGATGGTTCAACTCTTATCATTAGCGACTCTTCAGTAGCTGGTGTTGTTAAGACTTATCCTTCACTTGTTTCAACTCTTGAAGATCATATTCAGGGTTATACTGGTGCTGGTCAGACTGACAATGACAACTGGGAAGCTACTTTCGTAAGTGGAACTACCCTTTATGAACCAATGGAAAGAGGTGTTGGTGAAATGCAGTACCCAAGAGCACTTGGTCTACAGCTCTTCACTAAATTCGTTCAGGTTGGAACATATCAGGTATCAGTTTCTGTAACTCAGGAGCAGATCCAGGACCTTAACAAACAGTGGGGTATCGATGTTATAGCAATGGTAGAAAACGCTGGTATCAACGAAATCAGCCAGAGCATTAACAAGCACATCCTTTCAAGACTCTTCGGTCTCGGATGGAAAAACCACATCAGAGCTGCTGCAGTAGAAGGTATCAACCTTAACTTGAACTGTACTTCTACAGGTTCACTTGCATCAACTGCTTATGCTTATCCTAATGGCGAATCTACTTTCACTAATGAATCTATGACTATCCCAGGTTTCGCATCTTACGCTTCAGTCGTTGGAGCTACTTTCGAAAACCAGGATACCATGATCAAGAGAGTAATGGCTAACATTCTCGCTGCTGGTAACGTTATCATGCAGAGAGGTAGAAGGGGTCCTGCTAACTTCATCGTTACTAACCTCAAAATGGCTACCGCTCTACAGACAAACGCTCAGTACAGCTTCAGCCCAATCGCTAACACCTTCAACCAGAACAACGGTTCTCTTTACCCACTCGGTACAATCGCTGGTATGACTCTCTACGTAGATCCTAACATGATCTATGATGACACCAGAGTACTTGTAGGACGTAAAGGTGCTTCTGATGAACCAGGCGTAGTATTCTGCCCATATCTCATGGCTGAATCCGTTAAGCTCATCACCGAAGGTACCGGTGCTCCTAAGGTTATCATCAAAACAAGATACGCTCTTGTAGATGCTGGATGGCACCCAGAGACCCAGTACCTCACATTAGTTTTCAAAACTAACGCAGGTCAGGTTATTTAATTAATAGCCCGCTATAAACAAAAAGAGGATCGAAAGATCCTCTTTTTTTATGAATTATAATTCTATTGGCTGTCCAACAAACATGCTGTCAGGGTTTTCAATAGGGAATAAACGCTCATTTCCCATAAATCTTAAATTAGGAAGATCCTTAATATGAGCAATATGAGAATTCATTATTCTAGGCCAAACAACAGCCCAGAGAAAAGGCTGATCACAATTAAAATATTTTCCTCTTGGGGTAAATATTCTATTGAAAGTCAAAGTAGATAGAAAATTTTTTAAGAGATTGTCATAATCCTTTTCTATTTTGTTTATGAATTCTGAAGTTGCCCCCCACATTCCTCCACAAATTTTAGCCCCATGCTGAGGGTGATCTCTCATAATATGAAATTCTTTACCAGATTCTTCCCATTCTTTAACTGCCGCAGCTTCCCGGATATTTAATCGAGAGTCGGAATCCCTAACGATAAATCTTTCGATTGTAGTATCTTTTAACGGTTCAAATCTCCAGAAAAGCCCATAATTACCATCGGAGGGGGGCATCATAACAATCTCTGCCCCGCCCTCTTCTAGCTTAGTACGCAAGCTGCTAGGGACCGTCTCGTCCATATAAAAGCGACATATCCAATCAGGATAAATTTCTGGTTGAAGTAAAAGATTCTGATAAGCTGCTTCAACATATTTAGGATTTGCCCCCCAAACAGAAAAGCTAATTATTTTTTTCATTTTCCATCATTCTTTTTACGAGTTCTTTAAAAGTAACTCTAGGTTCCCATTTAAGTATTTGTTTGGCCTTTGAAGCATCTCCTAATAATAAATCTACTTCCGCAGGACGATAATATTTTTCATCGATACCAATCACTAGAGAATCCATTAGCACATCCCATAAAATTTCTCTATATTGTTCATCTTTTTTCCATTTAAATCTCGTTCCTTTTTCATCTATATGTTTCAAGCACTCATCTACAAATTCCTTTATAGTATGTGTTTCCCCCGTTGCCAAAACAAAATCCTCTGGACTTTCCTGTTGAAGCATCAAATACATACCTTCAATAAAATCAGGAGCATATCCCCAGTCTCTTTTGGCATAAACATTTCCAAGATAAAAAGGCTGCCCCGTTTTCAGATATTTTATGAGGCCTTCTGTAATTTTTTTAGTTACAAATGTGGATCCTCTCCTTTCAGATTCATGATTAAAGAGTATTCCATTTACAGCAAAAAGATTATAGGATTCTCGATAATTTTTTACAATATGATAAGCATAAAGTTTCGCTACTCCATAAGGTGAACGAGGATTAAATGGAGTTGTTTCTTTCTGGGGAGTTTCGAGAACTTTTCCAAAAAGCTCAGAGGTTGCTGCATTATAGAATTTTGCTTTTGGGGCATGTTTTCTCATTGCCTCTAACATATTAAGGGTTCCAAAAGCATCCGTTTGACAAGTATATCCTGGGACATCAAAAGAAACTCTTACATGAGATTGAGCCCCTAAATGATAAATTTCATCAGGTTTTACTTCCTGCATTATTTGATCTATGGAGAGGGTATCTGTAATATCTCCATAATGAAGATGAAGATTATTATCAGGAATATGAGGATCCTTATAAATATTGTCTAATCTTTGAGTATTAAAAGAAGAGGATCTTCTTATAATTCCATGAACTTTATAATTTTTTTTTAATAAAAATTCTGCAAGATATGAGCCATCTTGACCAGTTATTCCACTAATTAAAGCTACTCTCATTATTTCAATATTATCCAGTTACTTCCTAGAATTGGGGTTGCATCATCATTTAAATCTTTTCTAACATATTCATGTAAATACATATTTTCTTTTTTGATTCCAATACAATCAATAAGACAGAAAAAAGAGCTATTTATACAATGAATCTCTTCTGCTTGCTCAATAGTATAAAGAAAATCGAATATAGAAATATCTCGATCCGATGGTCTTACTATTTTTATGTTCGGGAGTTTTTTGGTTATTTTACGATTCGTATCGTCATGAACAAAAATAAATTTTTCTCCACTGGATAGACCCAATTTTGTAAATGCAGATTTTTCTTTTTCTAAATC